AATTGAAGAATTAAAAACTCGGATTAAGGAACTCAGTAGTCAAGCTGTCAAATTTAGTAAAAAAGCAACTGAAGTATGTTTGACAGACCGAGAACAAGCCAAACAGTACAGACAACAAGCAAAAGAAGCTAGTAAACGTAGTCAAGTATTGATACAAGAGTTAAAACGTCAGTCGGTTTAAAGTTAAAAACTGGCTAACTTTGGGAGTCGCCAGTTTCTAGTTCTACAGATGGAAAGCTCTTCGTGCTGGAAGGGCTTTTTACTATTGTATTGTGTCATTGCATTGTCCCCTTCCGCCATTCGTGATAAGTTAAGCAGAGTGGTTTAATTATCAAACAATCACAACCTATTAGGCAAAAAACTAAAAGTTTGCGAGTAATCATCATTAGCGATCGCCCACCCCTCATCTGGTGCAATCACCCCATTGGTTTTGTCATATAATGCTTGACGGCGACGTAAGACGACTATAACTGAAGTGTACCATGTGTAAGTTCTCGGCTTAATACCATCCCGGCGTTAAGGTTTCCATGCTGGCTCAGGTAGTCGCTTGATACCCGCTTGCTTTTCAAAAGATGCGGGTTGATAGATTGGGGTTATTTCAGCGTTTGCAAGAGCTTTTTGCCTTTCAACCCTATAGAACTCAGCTTCTACGATTCCCGCGTCAACCCAAGCTTTTTTGAGGGGCATCTGCGTACATCTGCAACGTGGGTGGATGGGTGGGCGGATACCGTCAGACAATCTGTAAGTTTGCAAATGTCTTGCCAAACAGTAACCGCAGATGATTTTGTCTGATATTGCCACCCAGGTTACCCACTCAATATCGGCTTGAGAGTAACGTTGTACAGCCGCATCATTGTAAGCTGCGATCGCTTCATATCTGGCTATGGACTCAGCCCTAGATTTTGTCACTCCTAGCTGCTGCTGCAACGGCTGTAAAACGCGCTGAATTCCCCATCCCTGTACAATGCCCTGCGAGATGATGTTGGTAGCTGTGTCGGCAAAATTGTCGCCATATCTAAGCAACCTTTGATAAGTACTCTTAGCACTGGCTGCGACCGCTTCAATGGCGATATCAGACAAAGGTTTAAGTTTCTCGTTACCTAGCGCTTGAGCAAAAAGCCCAGCGACATCAAACCCTGCGTTGGTCGTGTCTCTGAGAATCTCGCCAAATATCGCCTTGTAACTGTCGGCTTTGTCGGGGTTTACTATTTGCAGAAGTCCGCCTAACTCTCTAAATATCAAAGCGCGGCGCTGGGATTGCAACAAAGTGGCATTGCTAGAGATATTGCTATAACTTTTGACTAAATCTTTCTCTAATGCTCCATAAGCAGTTTCTAGGGCACGGTTTAAGCGAGCTATTGCTTTATCTTCCATGCCTTTGATTTGCTCATCGTATCTAGCAGCAATTGTTAGTACTTCTTGCGACATTTTTAATCTCCACATCCCGTTAACGTAAAGTTACGGTAACGGGAAATTAACGTCTTTGATAGTGCCTGAATAGTTGCTTAAGTATTGCCTCATACAACTTAGTCGGGACGCCATTCCCAATTATAGAACCAGCTACTCGTGTTTCTTCTGGCAAGATATACCAATGCGGCATGGTTTGTAGCATCGCCATGTCTTTGATTGACAACGTTAACCAGTCGCCTTTATACCAAACATCAAAGAATGAGCGACGATTGCTGCCATGTGAATCTGAAAACAAAGCGCAGGTTATAACTGGTGCGGATTCCCAAAAATGTTTGACTGCTAAATTCTTGCCGTGATAGCTTCGCTTTTGTATCAGGAAAGTGTAAGAATCAGGGTAGCATGTGCGTACTGCATTTAATGCATTGATTTGTGCTGGCGATGGACAGATTTCTTTCATGGATTCAATGCGATCGCCTAAAACCTCTCCCCAACTAACAGGACGCTGCATCGGAGGTAAACCCACAGGTGTTCCATTGCGGCAACACGTCAAAAAAAGACGCTCCCTGCGCTGTGGGACGCCATAAAAGTTTGCATTAAGCACGTCATAAGTTATGCTGTAGCCTAGGTTGCTGAGTGCGCACATAATTAGTTTTATAGATTCTGTGGCAAAGTAACCCCTAACCTGCTCTAAAGTGAAATAGTATGGTCGTAGCGCGGTTATCGCATTCACTATACCAATTGCCGCTTTTAAGTCTTGCTCTGTTTCTTTCCCCTCAGAATTAGCTGCCGAAAAGTTTTTGCATGATGGGCTGGCGTGCAAAAGCATCCAGTCATCTCCCATGTAAGGAATCCAGTTCACTGATTCTACTGGGGTTCTTAAGAGTTCTGTACTTGGATAGTTTTTTGCGTAGCAGTCGGCGATCGCAGTTGATAGCTCAACTCTGCCTGGGTCATACTCTACCGCTAGATCTGTCTTTAAACCCATTTCATGAATAGCGGTGTCTAGGACACCACCACCGCTGAATAATACAGCAATTTTGCTCATAACTGTCCTCTGTTATTTTACTGATTTTTTAGTTCGTGTTTTTGTGGGCGCAGTTGGTATCTCTACTGGCTTAGGTGGGCAAAGAGTATTAGGATTAATTGGCTCTATAGTGTGTTTAAAAATCTTGAAATCAGTCCAGCCCTGCCTACGCATCATCATAATTACTTCCGTCACTTCTTCCAGCGATCGCAATTCTCCATCTGTCGCTGTCCGCACCCATCCTGGGCTGCTCACATGGTCGCCTTCCCACCAGTGATAAAGCTTATAAACTGTTAATTTGCTCATTTTATCTGGATTTAATTTCAACAATTTCTTGACCTTTCCAAATTCTTGCAGCTCGCTCTTTCGCAGTTTTTTGGGTCAAATCATCACACACAACAAATATGCGATCATCTTCCTTAATCGCATGATTATTAGAAATGAATGCCGCATATAACTCTACTTTTGGCACAAATACAAAATACTTTTTCATTTCCTTCCCATCACTTTATGCCTTTAATATGACATAATGGGCATAAAACGTCAAGTTCTGGTTATAGTAAAGTTACGGTAACCGGGAGATATCATAGTGCAAGAGGTAGGGATAAAAATATGAACGATTACAGTAATGCTTTAGAGTTTTTAGGGAAGCAGGAAGGTGGTGCTGAGCACAAAGAAGCAGTGCTAGCTTATGTAAGAGTTGTACTGGAGGAAAGTAAAGATAAGCAAACTAAATTAAGAGATGCGACCGCAAAGCTTAAGCGATTAAGTGAAGTGGCTGGCGGCACCGAAGAGGAGTTAGAAAATAAATTATCTGATTTGCAAAGACAGGTCAAGGAATTGACCACAGAGCGTGATAAATTAAAAACTACAACAGAAGCCGATACAAAAGAATTAGAGAAATTCAGGGCTGAAAAAGTACAGCGAGAGAAAGAAACTAAGATGAAATCGCTTGCTGAGAAAGCAGGCGCAGATTACGAAGCTTTTAATCAATTATTTAGCGATTTGCCTGTAGAACTTGTGGGCGAAACCGTAACGGTGAAAGAAGGGGAAAAATCTTTGAGTCTGGACGAGTATTTGCAAGCACAGCCTGCGTGGAAGAAAGCTGCACTATTTTCTAACCAGCAAGAGAGCCAAAACAACAAATTACCGGGTGCGCCACCAAGCGGAAACCAAGCCAGGGAAGGTGGCTACTTAGGGGATGCTTACATCAATAGCCGTTATAACCCAGCACGCTTTGGCAAAAAATGACTCGTTATCGTAACGTTACAGTAACGAGAGGAGATCGCTCTTGACTAAGAACTAGCAGTAAGCTAATGTAATGTCAATGGGCGATCTGGGTAAGCCTAAAAACCAGGTATATTACTGTCTTGGCAGTTAGCAGGTCTAGCGCGGCAGTAAAGAACGCCACAGATGGGTGGCAAATAGCTAAAACCTGAATTGAAGCGCAGATGGGCGCAACGTGGCGATCTGGGTAAGCCTAAAAACCAGGTATATTGCTGAAATGGCGAAGCAGCAAAGAATGTTACAGATGGGTAGCGCGAGCCGATGTAAAGCTTTTGGATAAAGCGATGTCAAGCGCAGGAATGAGAAGTTTTCCGGTAATAGTTACCGCGTATCAAGCATGGCTTGGGGAGGCGGCAAACTACAACACAATGATGCCGCATGGTGCCCAGATCAATCCGGTAGGGATAGATCCAATAGATAAGGTGACTTTAACAGTATCGGGTGCGATCGCCGCAAATGCCACCAAAATTATATTGACTCAGCCGCTAAACAATTCGCTGGGCATTCAATCTGGGATGACGCTGACGTTCGGTTCTACATCAGTCATCACTAGCGAGTGGACATCTCCAGCCAGCAAAGAAATATTGATATTCCCATCGTCAGGGACAATTGCAGATGCAGCGACTTATGCATTTCCAGGGTATGGAGCACGACCAATCAGAGATGGTATTGCTGTAGGCAGAACATTTGCTGAGCGCGATGCTGGTGCAATGTTTGGGTTGGCGGACGCTAACGATGATGAGATTTACCTTGTTGCTTTCCCGAAACCAGATGTAATACATGATAACGATATAGATCTGATTCGGCATGGTACAAGAATTAGAGAAAACTACTTACCAAACTTTTCAACGTACGCAGCCGGGTTACAAACAAAACTGCGCAATTCTTATCAAATGTATTTAGCGGCTTAAGAGAGAAAAAATGGCTTTTAGTACACTTCAAGACGTTATAACTCTCCTCTCCAAGCCAGGACGGGACGGGTTTTCTGATTTCGATAAGCTGACAATCAGCCCAATCTTACAATTCGGGACTGATGATCAGCCTTATCTACTTCAAACCTTGCTGCCAGAGCAATTAAAGCCCAAAAATCAATACACAGAAGGTGCAATAGAGTACATCTCTTCATTAGCAAAAGCAGGTAGCAGTTACTCGCCAACCGACATCAACAAAGGTGGAAACCGCGTGGCTATGCTTGATGTCAAGCTTGGATTTACTAATCAAAAGGATGTACTTGATGTTGCATCCTATGAGACTATTCACGATATCTTGCAACTATCTGGTGATTCAGCAAACTCCCCAGGATTGCAAGAAGCTGCTGAGCGCCTATTGAATTGGACAGAAAATAACATTACCAAGCCAATGATGGACTTAAATGAGGTCTATCGTTCGCAGGCAATTCTTGATGGTAGAGTCAGGAGGCGTGGAGCGAATGGTTATTCGGAGGATGTCATCTACCCAACTGCGCCAGGACAAAGAATAGATGTTCCTGGTGGAACAGTTGGTGCGCCAGCGGGATGGAATAACACATCCGGTTATGATGTCGTTGCTGATGTCCTCAACATCCAAGCGGCAGCACGCCAAAAGGGCTTGGAAATTGTCCGCATGATTTCTAACTATGATGTGAAGATAAAATTCATGCGGAACGACGTGGTGAGATCCCATTTCTTTGGGGTAACACTGCGACCAACTCAGCAAAATGATGGCATAGCTGTAGGCAGTCTCCCTGCGATTATTGATGAGGATGCTGTAGATGTACTTTTGCGCGGATATCGCTTGCCGCGATGGGAAACCTACGACAAAACTTACAACCAACGGAACCCAACGACAGGGCTGCTGGAGCAAAAACGCTACTTTGATCGCACCAACCCAACTAACGGTAAAGAATATGACCCCATCTTATTTGTTTGCCGCACCAACCGCAACATAGTTGTCCCCTTACCTAATCCTATAGGGCAAGTCAACCTAACCAACGTTCTGGGCTACTATGCTATTGGTCGCTGTGTAGGTCATCCTGCGCCAGGTAGAATAATGAATCGCTTACTGGAAGATAGTTTGCATCCGCCTAGCTTTACCTGCGAGTTAATCCAGGAAGGCTTGCCAGTTTTACAATCACCCGAATCTTTCTTTGTTCTTAACGTGTACCGTCCATCAGCGGCTTAACACTTCCAGGGCTAAAAGCCACTGAGTTCCTAAGCTCCCGCGAGGTTTTTATGATTCATGAAGGTGCTGAAGTTGTCAAAGTTACAAATATCATTGTTTCTTTTATCGAGTACAAGTTGGTAAATGGCGATGATACTTACGAGACAAAAGTAACAAGTACAATTCGGACTAGAATTGATGAAGTGATGGGCATCCTCACCTTAGGTATTGGGGTGATGCAATCATGCCCAGATGCATACTTAGACCCACAAGCCACGGAGAACTGGACAAATGCAGATTGATTTAGAACGCCCAGTGCTGTACAACGGGAAAACGTTTTATCCTGACGAGCAAGGGAAAGCGGAGGTTCCGGAGGAGGTAGCGATCGCATTAGGTCTTATTAAACCTCCCACTTCTGACACTCCCACCAAAACCCAATCATCAACTACCAAAAAGTGATGCCATTAACAACCATCGCTACTGCAATTGATGCTTTTGTCAAAATCCCCGCTGTTGCCCAGCTTTACGAAGATTCAGACCTCGCTCATGTAGAAAATATTCTCGTTTCTACAGCAGGCACCTTAAAGCAAGGAGGAGTAGGATATCGCATCTATGCTGCTGCCAAAGCTTACCTAGGTACGCATCCTGAACTTAGATTTGTAGAAGTTCATGATGGAACCAAGATTGGCAATATTGATGCGCTATTAAAATCTTTTGACGCTTTACAAGCTCAGGAAGACAACAATCTCTTTACAAAAACCGCTTTTCGCGTGACACCATTTATAACAACTAGTGTACGCAAATTCGCTGAGCCATGAGAAAAATACTGGGGTCTAGAAAAGTTTTCGAGCACGCCACCATCACCTTTGGGATAATCGAACCCACATGTGATTTGGACGAGCGTGGTAACTTTGCTCAAAAGAAAACCACAATAACCTTGGTGGCGCAGATAGATCGCAGTGGCACCAGCACTGGCAAGCAAGGAGATACTGAAGCTTACGCTACCAGTGAGCGCTTGATGAGTGGGCATTTGGTACAACCAACTAAAATGCCATCAGGCTTAGTCCCAGGCATTATTGGTCGGATTGAATTTCCAGATGGAGAGATTAATAATTGTCGCTTGTTACCGTCTTCTCAGATTTCATGGAAGATAATCAAATGCGATCGCATTAACTTATCCGTTGGTGCTGGTGCTATAGCTCGTCAAACCTAACTCCCGTTACCGTAACGTTACCATAACCAATGGCTGCAACTTTTACCGTCAAAATAAACGAAAAAAGCCTGGGAAATTTCCGAGGGTTGCCGGATCAGATAAGGAATATGCGCAAGCCCATGCAAAATGCTCTTGCTTATCTGGAAGCGGAAACCAAGAAACAGTTTGTATCCGAAACTGACCCAGATGGTCGTGCGTGGGCAAGTTTAAAACCCAGCACTTTGGCGAGGAAGAAAAGCGGAGCTATTGGGAGAGAAACGGGTGCGATGATCAACTCTATCTTTACCAGGTTAACGGGAGATCTGCAAGGAGAAATTGGTTTAAGCGTTGAGTATGCGCTTTACTTCAGCGAAGGAACAGAGAAAATGGCAGCGCGTCCAATCCTGGGATTTAATAATACTAGAGAAGCAAAAGTGATGTCACTTTTTGAGATCTATATAGGAGATCTTGTGAGATGACGCAGTGCATAGGTGGAGATCCATCACCGGATAGAAACGAATATGCGGATATTGACAAAGCGCTTGCCGAAAGGTTGGAGCCACTAAGAGAGTATGTAGAAGGGGAAAACGTTTTAGTTCGCGCTTTGCCGGATTTGGCGGCAGGGTTCAGCGATCGCACCGATTCTGGCGACATCTACTTTGTCCTTTCCCAAGGCGAAGCTAACCGGGATGAGCGCACCAGAGTATTGCTTTCTGAGACTTGGCAAATCACCTTGGTAGTGATGCTTCCTAACCGTTACAGCAAGGCAGGAGTCTACGACGTTTTTAAGCGAGCCAGAAATCTTTTAGTCGGCTTTACTCCTCCTTATGCTCTCCAACCTATCGGTGCACCAGATTGGCGATTTAATCGCGATCAAGCACATTGGGTGATAGAAGCTACCTTTCCTTTTGATGTTTGCATACTTGACACCTCTCCAGATGAGGAGGATGAACCCACAATTACTGAGTTAAGGATTCAAGGAGTATCTTACACGGAGGTTGTAACCAGTGCGAATTAAATGGAAAGTAGAGACATATGCAACAGTTGAAATTAATGGTGAGATGACTCAACTATTATTTGACGAGGAGTACGAAGTCCCAAAAGATTCTGAGTATTTCCAGGATGCGCTTACTAGAGGATGAGCTGTTGAAGTTAAGGAGGAAGAATAATGGCGCTAACAAAAGGAGTCATCATTTACCCAGGCACTACAACGCCGATACTGTAGGGTCAATGACAGCAATCGAGCGAATTGCATCCGCCACAGCGGTCGCCGCAGTAACCACCGCATCAGTGTTTTGTCCTGGGGCTAAGATAAAATTGGGGATATCCTTATAGAGAGATGGGATATCTTTGATGAGGTAGATGCCCGTGCGAGCGCCTGTTGTGTCAGACCCCACAATACTGGCGGCATCAGCAACCTTGATAGCGTAGATGTTATTGCTACCGTAACGTATGAGTATGTCTAAATTGCGGGGAAGAGTATCCCCTGCCGCGTGTGCGCCAAACTTAGCAGTGGCGTCGGCTGCGCTTGTCACTTTTTGGATTGTGTTGTTAGGAACCGTAGCATTAGTTGCTGTGCCTATTATGGCGAGAGGCAAGCTATTACCGGACAGATGGGGATAGCATTGCCAACATTGTCACAGCACGCGCTGGGAATACAGGCATCGGGCAGGATAAAGAACGCTTGATAGTTACTTACCCCTACTTAAATAACGCAGTCACTCCAACTATCCATGAACCTCTGTCCACGCACTTAGCGGGTACTGTAGCCAAAAATGGAGATTATGGTAAAACGGTATCATCACAACCGTTGCTCGGTATCTCCACGCCTAGTGTATCATTGTCTATGAGTGTTACTGATGAGAGCTCCGATACTAGCAAGTTACTGGGAGCAGGGGTGATTACAGTTATGAACGATGACAATATACCTGGTGGATTTGAAACTTGGGGTGATCGCAACTCCACATTCCCCAGTAGTTCAGACGTTCGTTCCTTTATCCACGCTATCCGCACAGAAGATGCAGTCATGCAGAAAGCAATATCTCGTGCGCGGAAATTTATTGATTTACCTAGTAACTTAATGACAGCAAACATGGCGACATCCTCTTACGATGCCATGTTCTTTGAAATGGCATCGTAAGAGGATTGCAGCGCGGTTCGGCGCAATGGGACAGCACTAACAGCAATATTCTTGCTGGTCGGCTAAAACACATCTTACAATTCCAACCCAACAACATGGTGGAAATTATGGAACTCGCTGTGAGCATAGGAGGTTAATTATGGCATCACCATCAACTTATGAAACAAGAGGTCAGTGGGCATGGTCAATTATTGGTGGTAGCGGAACACCTGCTATAGCAACGGGAACAGCTTCAGAACTCACCATTGAAGGGTTAGAGCGTGAGATTGACCAAGATAGACGTCCTGGGGCAGGAGGTGCGCTAAGCTATGGCGGAGACTTTAACCCCATCACTGCAACGGTTAGTTTAATGAGCATCACCGATGGAGTTAGAAGCGCAGCGATGGAATCTGTGTGCTCAAATGCAACAATAAATGCATCTGCTATTTTTCAAAATGTAAGAGATGCATGCGATATCGGTACGTACTCCATATCTATGCGCGGTATCCTGATTAAGTACCCTATTGGGTGGAAGTTCAGTACAGATAAAGGGGAGGCGGAGTTAGTACTAGGTGTGAACTATCTCACAGAAACATTTAAAGGTAAAACATTTACCTATAACCCTGATGAAATGGAATGGATATGGAATGGCACAAACTTATGGGCAAACCGGAAGTTAGCTTTGGGGATGTAGAAATTGCGTTGATTGCAATTCATCAGAATTGAAAAAGCCTCGCCTTAAGCTATACTGCGTGTCTTCAGACCGCAATATGGCTTAACGCGATTCCTTTTTGTAGCCAGCTTTTATAAGTAGTGATCGCTTCATCGTTATCGTAACGTTATGGTAACCAGAAATCAATTTATAATGACTGTAGCTGTTTGTATATAGTGACATGACTACTGAGGCGATCGCATCCACAAACTCCGTTGTTCTTAGAGACGGTTCGCTCATTTTTACTGCTAAACCTTTGTGTGCATGGGCTTATTTCCTGTTTATTGAAAAATCACAGATGCCCGGAGAAACTGGCAATCCAAGAGCAATAGGTTCTAGATTAGCGCAGGCATGGTTGTTTAGCGAAGCTTACACACTAAATAGCGAACCACTTACTGAAATACAATTGAATATCCTTAGTTTGACAATGCGCGAAGCTAACAGATTGCTGGTTCCTTTAACAAGCATTTCTGTAACAATTGATATACTGGATGATGCGGATACATTAGCAGAGTCTACACACGTAAAGATTAAAGATCATGAGTATACGATGCTTCCAATTCCGTGGGAAGCGGCGGATAAGTGGTTAGCGGATGTTAGAGTTAGTGTTGCTCAAGCTTATAAGAATATGGCTAAGGGATATATTCGCCGTGATGGCGATCGCATCACTGATGATATGTTTAACAACCCTGAAATCTTAGGAATACAGGAGGGCAAGCTCTTTTTTGAGTGGGTAAAGTATGCAGTGAACTAATACCTGAGCGGTTAACCATCTTGAGAGTGTGCAAGTATATGGGCTGGTCGCTAGTGGATTTACAATATTTTAAAGATTTGCATCACTTGAATGAGTGGCTTATTGAAATCATCAAAGAGATGAAGCGAGAGCAGCAAGAAATAAACAAGACTAAAAATCGCCTTTAAGCCCTCTATTTTTTTAAAAATGATGAATCATACCATCATGTATATTAAAACCTTTTAAAAATGATTTTCGCGGCGTTGGCAGGGTAGATAGTCTCTAAGAGTGATTGTGATTTTCTAAAATATCCCTTTTTTAAATTAGAACGTAGCTAATAATTGTGGCTTACGTTTTTTTCTTTTGTTTTTCTTTTTTATTTTTCTTAATTTTCAACAGACTATCTTTCAAAAAATTTCGCGTGCGCTTTTATGTGTGTATTTTCTGCTTGTTTTTTTTTGAATGTTTTCTTTGAATATAGTAGAGCGGGGGAATCAACACTTCCGTAAATTAGAAATCCTCATTTACGTGAATTAGGATTCCCTGTTTACGTAAATGAGGAATCCTCCGTTACGTAAATGAGGGGTTGCGCAAAATGGCGAAACAGTTGATATTACAGGTTTTGGCGGATGTTGGTAACGCCATCGCTGGGTTGAAAAATGTTGGCGGCGCTTTAGATGACATCTCCAAAAAAGCAAAGGACGTTGGTGGAAAAATGACGGACTTTGGAAAAAGTCTTGGTGCTGTGACCACTGTCCCAATCGTCGCTGCTTTAGGGGCTGCAACTAAGACGGCGCTAGATTTTGACACCCAAATAGGTGATGCTGGGCGTGCATTGGATTTGCAAGGAGCTAAACTGGACAATTTCAAAAAGCAGATATTAGAAACTGCGCCAGCATTAGGACAAATGCCGACTAAGTTTGCGGAGATTGCCACGGAAGCTGGAAAGCTAGGTATAGCTGGCGATAAGGTAGTGGAGTTTGCTCAGTTGGTTAGCAAAGGTGTGATGGCGACAGGTGCCGATGCCATTGAAATGTCAAAAAACCTTGCAGCGCTTCAAACCATTACTGGGTCATCTGCGCAGGATATGGAGAAGTTGGTTGCTGCCGCTAACAAGGTAGATGATGCCATTGGTGGTTCCACGCCTGAAATCTTAGAATTTGTCCGCCAAACTGCTGCCGCAGGTAAGCTTGTGAATATCAACACAAAGGAACTGGCAGCGTACGGTGGCGCGATGCAAAGCTTAGGCATTCAAAACGGCGTAGCTTACCGTACTATGGGCAAGCTCATCACCACACTAGCTGCACCACAAGTGCTATCCAAAAACCAAATTGAAGGACTCAACGCTTTAGGTATTAGTGCGACCGAAATGGCGGCGAAGATGAAGGAGTCTGGTTCAGGCGGGGTGCAATTCTTCCTTGACAAAGTTAAATCTATTGCCACAACTGACCCACAGCGAGCGCTGGGTGCAGTTAAAGAACTAATTGGTGCGGACTTTGGTGACGAAGTTTTGACAAGTGCTTTAGCCGTAGATAAATTTAAAGAAGCACTAAAGTATGCGGGGGATGATGCCGGGAACCTTGCCAAATTTCAAGCAGAGGTGGAAAAGAAAACCCAAGGAGTTGCAGGTCAAATTCAAGTCTTTAATGCTAACCTGGCTCAAGTAGGTATAACTATTGGTTCTGCCATCCTTCCTGCGCTAAATTCTTTACTCAGTATTTTGCTGCCAGTCATTCAAGCATTTGGGAAATTTGCAGAAGCTAATCCGGTATTGGTGCAGATAGGTGTGGGTGTTGCGGGATTGGTTGCTGCGATCGCACCTCTTATCATCATCATTGGCTCACTTATCACCGCAGCTGGTAGTATAGGCGCGGTAATGGGAACAATTGCTCCAATACTTGCTGGGGTAACAGCGGCTGTTGGTGGTGCAGTTGCTGCTGTTGTCTCAGTACCAGGGTTGATTACTGTAGCGATTGCTGCGGCAGTCGCAGCTGTGGCATACGGAGTTTATCAAATCGTTACCCATTGGGATTCCATCAAAGCTGGCACAGCAGCAGCCTGGGACGCGGTTGTTGCTAAGATTGGGCAAGCAAAGGATGCGCTCTCGCAGAAGTGGACAGAACTGACAACCGCAGCAAGCACAGCATGGACAAATATCCAAAACACCATAAACCAAGCGGGTGCTAACATTCAAGCAAAGTGGACAGAACTCCAAACCAGCGCAGGTACAATCTGGGCTAGCATTCAAGCCCAGGTGCAATCAGCAGGGACGGCTATCTCACAAAAGTGGGTAGAGGTGCAAAATGCAACGAGCGCAGCGTGGACGGGCATTGTTGCTAAAGTCCAAGAAGGTGTAAGTACTGCAACCAAGGCGCTATCTGGTCTACCTGCTGCTTTCCAATCTTCCATGTCCAGCGCCTACAATGTTGTCCGCAATACGATGGCGCAAATCATCAAAGCAATTACGGACGCAGTATCTTCAATGGTTAACGCGCTCAAGAACGCTGGCGCAAGTATGATGAATACCTTAGCTGATGGAATCAGAGGTGCCGCCAGTGCCCCAGTAAACGCGGTACAAGGCGCTATGAGTGCGGTAAGGTCATATTTACCAGGAAGCGACGCTAAGCTAGGTGCGTTGTCAGATTTAACGGCATCTGGTCGCGCACTCTTGCAAACATTCGCCGACGCGATGATGAGTAATGTTGCTCCAGTCCTTAAAGCTGCTTCTTCGGTTGCAAGCGCTGCGATGCCTAGTGAGCAAAGAGCGCCAATGTTGATGGGAAATAATTCCTCATCCAGCATCACCATTAACTTTCAACCAACTGTTAACCTTTCAGGGTCTGCAAATCAGGATGATGGTAGAAAGTTACTTGCGCAAATGGAAAAATGGTCGAGTGAGATTTTGGATCTTTTAGATCGCAATCGTAGCAGAAATAATCGGAGGTAACATGGCAGTAAAGCGTCCTATTATTAGCTATGTGTCTATCAACTCTAGTGTTGGGACTACTAGCATTGGAAACTATATCAGCGATTTTTCATATACCGAAGAACCTGGCTTTGGTCGCTCACATTGTGAATTTACCCTTGACCCTAGCGCAACGCTTATTCCTCAAATTGGTGATGCGGTAGAAATTCAAGTGAAATATTCTTCTGATCCTGCCCCCAATAACATCACCACAGGAACCCATAAGGTAAATGACGTTATTTATGACCATGCCCGCAAGGTTTACAACATTGGCATGAGTGCATTTGATTTTAATGGTGGTGCACTCAATGAAATTGGGTACAGCTATGACAATGCTAGTATCAGAGCAATTGTAGATACCCAAGCAACACAACTTAGTTTGACTGTCAATAATTTAAGCAACATCTCGGGTGCGATCGCAGGGTTTCAAACCCAAAACTCATCCAGTCAAACCGTTTACAGATTCTCAGGTAAAACCCGCGCTGAAATCTTAGAATCCCTTGCCCAGCAATATGGATTTTTGCTTAGAGTTAAAGCTGGAACCATTTTCTTCTATGATTTTTTAGATTTTGAAAATGCTTCTCCAGTACTCACGCTTTCACCAACCAGTATTGCTAGTGATTCAACTGCGCAGGTTCGCTTTTCTACTGATGGAGTTTATAGCGCAGTGCGTGTTCAGTACATGAGTGGTGGCTCTCCTATCACCAGTGACTTAAGTATTCAGTACGCTAATGTGACCAATCGCATTCTTAACTTGCAATCAAAAGGAATCCTTTATAACGGAGAAAGCGCAGCGCGGTTCGCCTATGGGGCTGCTAAAGACAATAACAAAGAACAACAGGTTTTTACTGCTACGACTGAAGGCAACTGGCTTTATGTCTTGGGTGCGATCATCCAACTTTCTGGGTTTAATCAGGGAAATCATAAATACTTTCTTCGCAGATGCGTTCACACACTTAGGCAATCTGATTCATGGCGTACCATGATAGAATTGCAGCGAGTATTTAACATTTAGCTGGTTACCGTAACGTTACGATAACCATTAAAATGAGCGCAAAACTATGTCTCTTCAATCTGGCAGCTTTGGCACTATCACCTTTGCTGTACCGGAAGTCTTAAAGATTGCGGTGCAGCAAACATCAGGATATGTTGAAATTCCGATTATCAATGGCTTCTCTCGTGTTCACTGGATATCTGACGAGCTTGATAGGATAAAAGTAGACTTTAAATTTAGCTCTATGCCTGGTGTGGGCTACAATACAAGCGCTAAAGCTCGGTTAGACTTGCTCCGCGCTGAAAAAGGTTCTACCACGCCTAAAGCGCTTACGATAGCAGGCGAAAACTTTGGTAATTACTTAGTGAAATCTATCAACTGGGAGGTGATATCCCAGGCGGGGACTATGAAACCTATAGTTGTAACTGCTCAGGTAGAATTTCTAGCGAATCCAATTTAAGGGAGGCAGTAATAAGATGAATAATTTTCTCCCTGGAATCATAGCCAGCCTCAACCAACGCTTGCTTTAATCCCTGTTCCAATTGTTTTGGTGACGCACTTGTCCCCTCCAAAAATGGGGAGGGTTCCAAGCCCCACGATTCATCATGGGGTAAAACAGATCCACCCAAAAACCCTCCCCATTTTTGGTACGTGTTAGACCCCCGTGACATCAAAGTACGCTGTTGATATTCACCTTGTGCATCAATCTTCCCCGTGCCTTGGATTGCTTTCATTCGGTTTAAACCTCCGGCATAATGACTGGAATGGGTTGATTCTTGTGCTTTCGATAGATGAGGAAGTCACTGTCTAAGGTCAAGACTTCGCTGCTAGGATACAGCTCTGCCATTCGTACTAAACTTGCATCGGCGAAGGAGATGGGAACGGAGCGATACCGGGTTAATAGCTCGGTGATTGACTCAACTTCCAAGTTAAACTGAAAAGCTACCAAAATTTGCTGACTTTTTAGTAATCCAACTAAAGTTTCTCGCCCATTATTCACACGCTGCAATAAGAACCATGCTTCTGAAAGCACTGCTTCACAGGAGAGTAGTGGAGGTTGGATTGTAGCAAGTTCTGTCGTTACCCAGGAGTGATGGTGATCGCGGCGATCAATAAGGGCTATGAGGGAACCAGTATCAAGGAGAACTTGCTGACGCATCAGGTACCATATCCTTTCATGTACTCAGGATTAGTAGAAAGATCTCCAGGACCAGAGCCTGCACCGATATAGGCTTGGGCTGTTTCTAAGAACGATTGAACTGGTTCTATGTTCGCGGATGGTAATCTTTGCCGCTTGCTTTTGAGAAACTCTGCAAAGTCCAGAACCTCTTGTTGCTCGGCAGGAGACAGTGTTTGGAGTGTTTCAATGACTTGTTGTTGAATGGGTTGCATAGGGAAAATCTTCGTCTAGCATTAAGATCAATTATCATGCATGATATAGCAGCGCCGGTAATAGTACACCTGATATCAAAACTGATAACAGTACAGCAGTAAGACAGTAATTGATGGGAGAACTAGACAACATGCTGACGTTAGAGAAATCTTTCTCAAGCGATTAAGCAGTTCAACAGAATAGCTCAAATACAGGTAGAAGTATGTTTGTAGAAGCTAGTGAGAAAGAACACGAAAAAACTTGAACCCTCTCCCCCTAATACAGCACTGAACACAGACTATCGTATAGAAAAAGTACAGACAGCCTGACAACACTTTTCTACACCTCGTAGAGAAAGTATCTATACATAGGTTCACAAAATCAGAGTCAACAATATATCTATGCAACGCTGCAAACTCTATGTTGTGTTCGCGTTAGAGAAAGATTTACATGACGGTGAAGCGTGCAAAAGGAACCAGTTGTCAATCACGCAGCGTGCCGTCAAGCCAGAGGCTTATCGCCTGTGAAATTGACCTTGAGATTGTTGAACTTCGTCAGCAAGAATCATACATATCGGCTACTTTTTTTTCATCAAAGAAATTGATCCTGGGGGATAATCAGACAGAAGAAATGTTTTGTCTGTTAACTCACTTCTTGACAATGACCCCTCTTGCCCTGGTTCATTCCATACGCGAGCGCAAGCAGTTGCGACACCTAGCACCTGTTGACGCTCAACAAAAACTCATTCAAATGTGGCTGCACGGCAAAGCGACTTTAACTCAGTCAGCTTACCAACGCATTATCACCAAGTTTTTGGGCTTTGTGGGAAAATCCTTACTTGAAGTCACGCTTGAAGATTTACACGATTACTGGATGCAATTGGAAGCAGAGGGAAATTCTCCAGTCACCCAAGAAAATCACCTGTCGGCTATCAAGTCGCTGTTTTCTTTCGCTGCCAAGATGGAGTATATCCCCTTTAATGTCGGCTGCGCTCTCAAAGTTAAGAAATCTGACGACAATCTGACTGAGCGCTATTTGACGAAAGTTGAGGTGGACCTGCTCATTAATGGGGCTACAAACACTCGTGATTTTATCATCTTAACTTTACTTTATAAAGGAGGATTGCGAGTGAGTGAACTGTGTGGGCTTACATGGAAAGATTTGATGCCACGCGGCGACGGTGGACAAATAACGGTACTAGGGAAGGGGAATAAACGGCGTTCTATCCGACTGCCATTAGACCTTTGGCAGCTTCTTTTAAGCTTGAGAGGAAATGCCCCACCTGATGCCCCGGTGTTTATTAGCCGCAAAACCAAAGGACACTTGCACAGACAGAACATTCACCCGATTGTTAAGGCTGCTGCATTGCGTGCAGGGGTGAATGAAAAAGCTTCGTGCCACTGGTTGCGCCATGCTCATGCCACGCACAGTATTCAAAAGGGTACGAACCTTGCTTTGATTCAGAAGACTTTGGGACACAGCAATATCGCGATTACTAGTAAATACTTACACGCATTGCCTGATGATAGCAGCGCTTTGTATTTGTAGGATATTGACCCAGAGGAAGACGGGACTGGCTTTAGTTCGGCAGTTGTACTCTCAAGGGTTTGAGCGAGAAGATGTTCTTAATTTATTGGCTTTTGTAGACTGGTTGAAATATGTCTACGCTATTGGCTTAAAGCCATATTTTTCAAATAAGTCATTCAATGCCTCAGCTAACAGTGTTTGGACAGTTTTATCTTGCGAGAGTGCCAGTTGCTTCAGTTGCTTAGATACAGCTGGGTCGAAGTGACCAGCGATTGCTTTCTTACCCTGCCTGCTTGGTGGTAGTTCGGGTTTTAAAGTCGATGACTGCTGCTGCAACTCTTCCTGTTTGGGTTCGCTAAAATCTGGTTTTCCTGATGCTTTGTGCAAAGCAGCCGCTAGGTTTGGTTTATTAGCCATGACTATACATGTTGACGTGTATACAAGTTTATATGTTTACATTATAAGTTGTTTACCGGGGTTCCGACTGGAAAAATAAGCCGTTGCGGGGTTTTGACTGGGAAATGAGCGTCGCATTTGGGCGAAGAAAATGAGCCAGCCTTTGTTGGTTGATTCGTCGGTGCTCACAGGTATTCGTTGTAATAAGGCTGGCTCATTTTCCCAGTTGGAACCCCGCTACGCCTTGGTTTTTGTTGATTCGTCGGCGCTCACGGGTACTCGTTCTTTAAAGGCTGGCTCATTTCTTTGCCCAAGTGCGTCGCCCTCTTGGGTTGATTCGGAAGCAAAACTACGTTCCGCTCCGCTAACACGATTTATCGTGTTGTTATTAGGGCGTCGCGGGGTTCCGTCTGGGAGAATGGGCAGGCTTTGTTTTTGTTGACTCGTCGGCGTAGTTGTGTACTCGTTGTATGAAGCCTGCCCATTCTCTTTGCCCAAATGCGTCGGCTTATTTTTTTATCCCAATGCGTCACACATCCACTTGTAAACTTGTTGGATTTCCTCGGCAGCTTTGCCCAGAGGCTCGTACTCCTGTGCTGTTTGTCCTGCGGTGAGCGAGTGAACGAAAGCAGCGCGTTGACCTATCCTAATAGGGGCGATAGAAACGCCTAATGGTGCGATTGCGCGGAGCGCAGACGCCTTCAGGCGTATCGCTTCTACTGCTTCATCAGCCAATGAACCGCGAGGGGGAACAGCGTTGAGGACAACGGTTGCTGTTTTAGAAGCCAGATTGACCAAATCAATGGTGTCACCAATTGCGCGTAAATCAAGAATCGCTGGGCGGCAGGGAATCAAAATCAAGTCAGCAGCACGGATAGCAGCTAAGGCAGCAGTTTCTGAATGGGGAGCCGTATCAATAATGGCTAAGTCTGCACCATTATTGACGGCTGCTTCCAGAACTTTTGGCAAACGGGCGGCTTGTGCTGAGACGACAGCAGGGATTTCTTGTTTTCGACTGTCTCCCCAGCCAGCCGCAGAAGCTTGTGGATCTAGGTCGATAATCGCTGTTTCTTTGCCATCAATACAGGCTGCAACTGCTAAATGCACAGTCAGGGTGGTTTTGCCTGCACCACCTTTTCTAGAGATGATAGCAACTGTTTTCATGTCGAGAATACTACATTTTAACTTGTATACATGTTGATACTTTTATATGTATACACGTTAGAGTGTGTACTTGTAGATTATATGCCAGCCGTGAGATAAATGGCTCTATTAAGAGTGGACAATACGTCAGAGAAATCTTTCTTCAGCGATTTCTAGTTTTACAAGCGCTAACCTCACTTTTTGTAAGCATTGCGAGAGCTTTGGGTACACTTGTAGCACACCAGCAATAATCATGTCAGCGACTTCGTGAGCTTCTTTTGGAGAGGGCACTAAGCTTCTTACAATAGAGATGGCTGATAGGCGCACCCGTGTTAGGCACCATTGGCTTGAACTGTATACATTTGTAAGCAGTGTATACAGAAAGCATTACACGAAATGGCTCAAAAGTGGAATGCTGAAGGTCTTTAGGCATGGGGTTAGCTTACCCAAGTAGGTCGTACCCAAATTTCCTGCTTATCTGCTTCTCGCCATGAAAGAACGCGATAATGACCGCGCCGAAAATGACCCACAGGGCTATTATGAGTACCACCTTGGGGAGATTGGCGTTGATGCTTATATTCTTTGCCAACCCAGATAAAATTGCGTTCTGCTTTTGGGTCAGGTCTGCGTTGATGTTTGCTGATCTTTGTGATCGCATTAACTGATTCCGGTTTCCTAGAAATCATGTACAACAAAATCTGAAACACCAGCCCACTAACCTGATTGATAAAAAGCGCTTCTGTTTGCGCATTGCCGTTGACATAATAGTTAAAACCAGCAATAGGATGCTCATTTTCTGGGCTAGGCAATTCTGTCGTGCTAGAGTAAATGTAATTAAGATCTAGCGACGTTACCCATCGAAGTCTGAAAGAATCTATCCCTTTTCTGTTAACGATGTTGTGCTTTATATTGAACCCGCATTTAGCGCCTACGTATTTAAGATAGGCGTTATCTCTTTTCTCCTCATGAAATGGTTCAAGGAAATTAATTAAAAGCCAATTAAGACTATACCCATCTGGACTTATCAGAGTATTCTGCGGTAACATGATCAATGCTCTGTCAAATGGCATTCTTAAACCCCACAATTGGCTTGGAGGTTGAGAGTTGATAAATCCCTCCATCAACTCTTTTGTGAGCGCGTAAACAGGGAAATTTGGTGATAGTGTCGCTTGCCAAAAAGCATAGGTGCAAGCTCCCCAAGTAGGGTCTAATGTTTTGTTTAGTTGCACAGCTTGCGGGATGGTGATTAATTGAGTTGCGATCTCTGTTGCAACTTCCTTATATTTTGAATAACCCGCGTGATCGCAGAATGCTCTTGAGGTTAATTTCTTGTACTCAGGAGACTTTTTGCATTCTTTAATAATCCAATCTTTTATTTTGTTAGCTTCTTCTACTTTCATTCTACTTTGGAGAGGAAGAGGATTTTCGCTGAGGTTTAGATGACTTTTTGGGTTTAACTTTCTGCTTCAATTTGCGCGTTTTGGCTGCATTCTTCGCATGATGATGAGCATCATAGCGTAGATGGCAAGGAGCACATAAACAACGAAGATTGCTCGGGTGACAGTTTAAAGGAGTGTGATCGCTATGAGAAACAGTCGCTACAAATCGCACAGGTTTCTCGCAGCATTCCAAATATAACTTTTTTGATTTGCGAGCTAGCCGATACTTAAAATCATCCCAGGTTTCGCTAGGGCGACGGCAAGGGCGATTACACTCCTCGCAAGTCCAATTAGCTTTATCTTTAATTGCGACAGCAATCTGCTTCCAATCCTTCGGGTATAGTTTTTTGTTTTTGGCACTAATGGGCATTTTATTTAACCTTGCTCCATAAAAACCCCACATAAGCGTTTAAAGCTGAATAACCAGGGTTTATGCCCTTTTGGAATGGGTCATAAAGTCCTGGTGTTATCAACCGTTTGCATTCAGCCTCTGGAGTCCCTACGTAAATATAAAATCTTCCTTTTTTATCTACTTCGCAATTATGTGGTTCCAGTTGACTCCATGCTTTTAGCAGTTGATTCCGTTTATTTGCTTTGCATAGATGCGTTTCCTGAAGTTGAGAGATCATGGTACTCCTAGGGACTGGGCTTTCCCAGCCTATTTGTTTACTACGCTAACTTAACAATCAACCTAGAAACTTTGACCATTTCCGCAAAGCTATGGCACCTCGCTTGAATTTTTATTAAGTAATGACGCTTAAGGAAACTTCGCGCTAATGTGCGGAAAACACAAGGTATGAAAAAATCTCGAATTGTAAAAGCTTCAGCAAAATTTCTGCCCATTAAGGCAGATGCGTTCGCGTAGCGGCTCCTTTGGAGCATCGCTTTTACCGCTATTTTAACCTCAGCCCAAGTATGAGCAAACTTTACGGTTGGACTTACTTCCAAGCTGCCAACCTCTCCTTCCTTATCTTCCTCGCACTCCTCTTGGCTATTGTCGTGATAGGGTTCGTTAGCGCACCCCTGGCTATACTCGTAGGCTACTAAGGCAGCGATCGCCTTATCCCTATCGAACACCCAGCCATCTTTCGTCTCAAACAGCGCGTCCCGGTCAATGCCAGCAACACCCAGATAACCCCAGAGTCCTTGCCTGTCCCAGCCATCAAAACGCGTCGGCTCAGCTTCTGGTTGCACTTGCGGCTGCTCAGTTTCTTGTTTATCCTCCTGTACAATACTTGGCAACCCTAATGCCCACTCTTTAAGCTCTGTAAGGTTTTTGAAGCGATGCCCTTGGCTTTTATATCCGGAACTTGTCTTCTCTACCAAGTAACCTTTGCTGGTTAATATTTCTTCTACTTCTGCAAACTTCAAGCGTGTCATCTGTTTCTCCTTGCCTCTATGCCAATAATGTCATATAGTAAATCAAAAGTCAAGTTGGTTATCGTAACTTTACGATAACGAGAACTAAGCTGCAATAGCGGTCGCAGCTTGGCGCAAGAAAGGAACCAATACCCCAGTTTCCATTGCTGCTATGCGATCTATTAGCAAAAGCCAACCACGCTTGGATCTTAAGTCTAATCCTACGGTAAGCCCACGCTTCTTAAAGTGCTGTGTCTGTGTGCAAAACATACCCATTTTTTGGGCTAACTTAAAAGCTGCGTTTTTGATTTCCTGTAATTTGCGCTCCATCTTTTTGCTCTCCGTGTCTTTATATTTAAAATATGATTTATTGGGCATACTATAGCAAGTAGGGTTGTGCCAGTTGTTTTCGGTGATATTCTGGTTATGGTAAAGTTACGATAACCAGGGAACTGGGGATCTTGTTTGCGTAGCGTGCCCATAGGGCGATCTCCAGGTCATTATCTATGACCAATATCTCACATATACTCTTGTGATTTCGCCTTGGTAGCCGCCTTTTAAGCTGCATCGTTCGCCGTTCTTAAGAAATTCTTCCCAGCATTGTTCCCCGCTTTGTATAGATTTTTCTGCATCTTGTAAGTCAGTTCTTACATTTAATTCGTATGATCTTAAAACTTGTAGCATTTTAATGTTTGTTACTTGACGTTTTCCTTTAGCGCTTAAGGTAGCCCATAATTTAGGGTGTTTACGATTTAGGGCTTCGATAACTTTTACTGGGTTAAATTCAATTCTGTAAGCGTTTGACATTTCGTTCTCCTTGGTGTTTCTTATCTTTATACTTATAGTATGATTTATTGGGCATATAAAAATCATGTAGATTGTGCCACTTTAGAAAAGTGGTATTGGTTATGGTAACGTTACGGTAACCGGGATCAAGGGTGCGTTTCCGTCAATCCTCTACAACCATAAGGATTCCAGTATTTACAAGAGATTCTAGAAACTTTTTGCAGCTTTGGGTAGAAATTGATTGGGCTACGTTTTCTCCATATGCGATCGCTGTCCGGTCACGAAAGTTCCGCATATAAGTTTTAAGATCGCATTCTTCCCATTGACCCTTGAGGCTGGTAATAACCTCAACTGGGGATCGTCCTTCTATAACACGATGATCGGGATCATCTTTAACTTGGTACCTCATTATGCAACTCCTACCAAATCGTTGGTTCCTAATGTAATTGTACGTTGGCTGTAGTAAGAGCGTAAATCTACGGTAGATGCGGAGGTTAATACGGCATTGAAGATTTTCAACCAACCTTCTTTGCCTCGTAGATCAGCGTTGATCCCGTTTGCTTTTGCCCATGCCTTAACACTTTTGCTGTCAGCGAGTCCCAAACCTCGGTAAACTTCTTTTTTGATGTCGGTTAATTTTGTGGGTGCTGCAACTGGCTGGTTTGCGGGGATCAAAGCTTCAAAGCGAGCGCGGAGGGTATCACAGTTAGCTGCGATCTCAGCATCTATTGAGCGAATTACAAAGCTTTGGATGAGTCGTACCCAGTTAGAAATTTTTTGCCCGTCTACGCTTCCGCTGTGTTGACGAAACTCGATTGTGCCGTGGCGTAAGTAAGATGCGATGTTCACTTTGTAATATCGGCTGTTGTTAAACACTTCTTCTAATATTTCTTGTACAGATGTGCATCTGCGTAATTTGGGTTGATTGATTCTGGCAATGCTTTGACAGTAGTAATTGTTATCGCCTCTACGGCTACCAGGCATAATCAGGTCAAATACCGCTTCGTTCTCGGCGTAGTTGATGATTACTGATTTGATTTGGTTAAGTGTTAGACCTGCGGCATCTATGTGTACATGTACGCCACATTTTTTGTTAACCTTGCCTACTTGGTCTAGTACATTGCAAGCTGTGATGATTTCAGCGATCCCCTCTTCACCTAACAGTGGAGGGGAAACCAACTCATACCCGCAGGAAGAATCAGTAATAACTTTCCAATATCCGCGCAAGCTGTGGTTGTAGCCTTCAGCTACTGCGTTGATTCCTGCTTGGCGCAACTTGTCGGCGATCTCATCTAACCCTAAATCACTTACAAATTCAATTTCTACTCCGTAACGTCTCATTTGCCTTTCTCCTTGGTGGTTGTTTTCTATATTGATAGTATGCCCAATTAATCACATAATTACTGTAATCCTTGTGCCACAACCGAAGCAGGCACAACGGCTGGTTATAGTAACGTTACGGCAACCAAGAAAAAAAGAGAATATGCATCCTCTTTGCACAATTTTTCATATTAGCATTAGCTTATCGCACAACGGAGGGGATCACTTTACCTAGTTCGCTGTGTATAACTTTAATGGTTTCAGGAATTTCTTGTACTGGGGTATTAGTGAGCGCAATCACTGATTTGCAAAGCGCTTCAAGCCCCTGGTTTTGTGTTGCTTTGACTGTTATTTGCCAATTATAAGCCCAGTCTATTGCTAGGCGAATATGCAACTGAAAGTAGTTTAGTCCGTCTGCGCCAACATGGGTTAGTGCGGCGATCGCTTCTCCTAGGTGTTCGTGAACTCTCAAAAGATTATTGTCCATCGTTTTTTAATTCCTCGATAGGTTGCATTTCCTGTGTTTGGTGAACTATTGCAGATGAAATAACTGCGGAAGCGCTCAGTAACGCCAATAAGACCAAGATAATAAATCCTACTGTACTTTTATTAGGGAAGTTTGCTTTTTTGTTGGTTTTGAGACTATCCCCAATAAATTGATAGGCGAGATGAACCATCGGCATTTCCCAACGCCAAAAAACGAACCATTCTCCGTGCACTCGATTCCCTTTGAAACGATTATGGAGTTTGCTTTCAATAGCCGCCATGTCGTCAACTGCAATATATCTAATGCAATCAATTGGACATGGGGCTTGCTGTCCATTTAACTCGATGTGGCGGCGCTTAGGGTTATTAGACTTACCGATCTTGTATCGGCACACAATAGGAGAAAAAATTCCATAGAAGCCAATTGCTTTCATCAAGTACACATGCCCATCCTTGGCAGCTACTTCCGCAGGATATCCGTAACGCTCCGTATAAGTTTCTAGTAATTCAGCAGCCAGTTCGCTGTCATCATTTGCTAATCTGTCAATCTCAAAAGAAACACTGGTAGATGTATTCCTTTTTGTCTTCAAGTAGATATTGTGGAGTTGCTTATCGTAACTTTTGGTGTTGTCAAAAATATACATTGTTTCCTCTAAGTATTTATTCTTTGTGCCCGTTACCGTAACGTTACGGTAACGAGTGAACAGTTAGGCGGATGTACACAGAGTGTTTAAGCATGTGTCTAGGATTTACGCGCTAATCTTTTAATAAATACTGTCTTGAGCGCTTTGAAAGTCTAAGAAAGCTTGTTCGATGTCAACTGGGAGTTCGGAGCGTTTTTGAGTGGCGGCGATCGCCTCATCTAACAGTTGATTGTTAGATTCTTCGACTTGCTTTTGTGCTTTGAGTTCCCGAATCTGTTCTTTAAGGTTCTCAATGGTTGCGCTCATCTCTCGGTTTTCATGCTCTAACTTTTCAACATTATTCTTGTTAAAGCGACTGCTAACGCCTGCGTGAACGATAGCATATTCCAAGGCAGCTTTTTGAGAACCAAATTGACGAGTTAATTGGTCAAGCTTGGGTTTAAAGCTAGGGTCAATGCGAACAGTAACTTTAAAGTAATTGTCTTCATAAACCTTGCGGCATTTTTGTGTGGAGGTCATTACTTCTTGCATGATTTCCTGTTAGTAATTAACGAGTTTGTAGGATGGGTTTTGAGGGATGCATGGTTCGCGCTTTTGCTTATTCTTGTTGCGTGAATCGTTGCGTGAGAGGTGCGAGGGGTGGCGCGATTTGAACGGAAGAATCAAGGTTTGAGGTTTGCACAAGGTGGTTCACACAAACCACTTTTATCGCGGCGATAAAAAAATCTGCCTTGTGCGAATCTTGCGGATTTTCAATTCATCGTGAGATTTCCTTCAGAATTAATAATAATTAGATTTGCCTCTTTCAACTCTTGGATTGCATCGTTTCTATCAGCACCATAAACATGAGCTATTCTTGCAACTGCCCAAGGTTTTAACGGTTCACCTCCCATCTTTCGGCTCATCTTATCAATTGCTTCCATCATCTTGATTGCGTTATCAGATAAATCTAAATCATCAAGGACATTATTGCTTCCCTTGTTAGTTTCAGGCGCTTTTGTTAGTTCTTGCGCTATTGATTGTGCAAGCTCATTTACCTGCTTATTAAACGAAGATCCACGTGTTTTTCCTACTTCTCTAACTGTCTTATTAGAAAGGTCAGGAACAATGCCAATACTGGGAACAGACCCAACAGTTGTGAAAATAATAGGGGAAGTTACGCTGTTATCGCCGATCGCATTGGTTAAAAGTAAGTAAGCTGCCATGATACCTGGTCTGTCCTCCTTACTTACGAGGCTGTTGTTACCAATGACCTGCAACATTGTGCGTACTTCACCTTTTTCTCTACCTCCTACTGTACGGACAAACCCTTGTGAGTAAATATCAAGACTTTCACGGATACTGGCGTCTTCTGCCAGTCCTAAGCTAGCGAGCGCAGCCGATTGGCTATCTACAATTAATGCAACTCCAGAGTCTCGTCCAACGGTGATAATCTGTCGGATCATGCTCATCACGTGACCAAAATCCTTCTTGTTTAACCGTTTCAACTCTTGGAAAGTAGCAAACCAATCTCCGAGGACTAGGCGGATAGGGGAGGTTTCTTTAAGGCGATCGCGTTCCTCGGGAGGCAGTTCTTTTCTGTGGGCAAATTCCCGGTAAACCTGAAACAGCGGTCTGAGAATGTGCTCTAAAACAATACCTGGTTCTTCTTCTTCGTCAGAATCACCTTGATTAAGGTAGTCGGTCAGAAGAAGATTATTGAACACCTGTCTATTTTCTTCTTTAACCCCAGTAAGCTGGTCATTTTTTTGGAGTAAAGCATAGAAGGTGGTGTTTGGGTAATTATTCATTAGCCCTTCTAAAAGGTCTAACTCGGTCGTTGTTTTACCTGTTCCGGTTCCACTTGCGATCAACAGAGATTTTTCAGTGATTCGCATCCCGTTAAGGATGTTTCTCCCTATATCTCGAAAATTAACCCATTTATCTTGACCTTCTACTGGGTTATTCACCATCTCAATTGCTTTATTAACTGCAATGTTTCTGGCTTTCATCCCTTCATCCACGTTTGCAGATTTAGCTGTCACTTTAAATTTAGAAGCTGCAAGCGCTTCCAGGTCTTCTTCTCTTCCTGCCTGTTCTTTCCTTTTCGCGCTCATAAGTAACGCTATTGCTTGCTGTGCCGCAGGAGTTAATTGTTTTGATGGCGGTGCTTCTATTTGCTTTTCTGCGGGTATGTACTCAATAATCTGCGCATTCATGCGCTCGTCTTCAATAATGCTTTTAGCTTCTTTTTTCTTGCGCCGAATTGAAGCAGTACTTAAATGCTTATGATCCAGTAAGCCTGAGTACCCAGCTAAAGACAAGCCTAGTACTGCTGACATTATCCTAATAGACCTATTGAGTACAGCATTAGGGTATAAGCGCACCTCCTCTGTTTCGCTTAGCGAAGTTTTATCAAAAGGACTGCGGATTGAGCCATCCCAGCGCAGTGCGCTAGGAGGAAAAAACAGTAAACCTAAGCTAATAATCGTTGCAGCCGTTGTTTTGACGTGAACATATTCTTCGTCCGCATCTGTTTGAAAAATATCCAATGAATTTAGAAACTTATCGACACTCATTGCACACCTCACAAAAACAGCAACAGAGCTGCTACGATTTGAGTTGCAATACCCAGTATCACTTCTTCGCGTAGTTCTGGATAACACAAGAACAAGTAGATACCAAAAGCATTAATTGCAAGCAGTGCAATCCCAACTCCTGTAACTAAGGCAGTAATCGTTTTTGCTATATACCCTAGTAATAAGAAACAAAAAGTCCCTACTGCCATCCAGCTAATCAATCTGCGTGAACGTTGTAACAAATCATCCATTTTTTCTCCTTGTTATAGCCAGGATGTTACCCTGGCTATAGATTTTGTTTTAAGTGGTGCTTTCACCTTTACCCGCCTTAGCTAGGCGTTCAGTAAAGGTTTTCACCTTTTCTTCTTTTTTCTTTTCCACTGTGCCTTCAATAGCACCCAACATTCCTGGAAGTGCTCCCAGCATTGCGGCTAATTCTGAGTCAGATTTCGCCTGCTTGAGCACTGTTTTAGCAAAGTAACTAATTAGCTCATTTTGGCTTTTGCTTAGCTCTAAAGCTAAATCAGCAGCCGTTTGTTGCATCTTGTATTTTTGCTGAGTCCACTGGACAACCTTGCGGAACTCCCCAAGCGATGTTCTGAACTTTTCTAAGTCTTCTTTGCTTTTACAAAGCCCTACATTTAGCAGTTCTTTGGGCATGAAACGCGGAATATGCGTTCCTGCAACAAAGCTGTCTACTGAATCAAATTCTTTGGCACTGGCGGTCGCTGTACTTGCACCCGCTTTTTTGGCAGTGCCGTTAGTTCCTAATGCTCCCATTAGACTATCCTGAATAAATCATCAACATAAATTTCAAAATCGTCATCATTTACAATTCCATCTATTTCTACGTCACCACCTCCTACAAATAAATTGTCTATAAACTGATCTTCTTCACCGTACAAATCGGTATTTACGTCGCCTACAGCGTAGTTAATTTCTTCGTTTTCTAGATACTGTTCAAAAGCATTCAGTTGAGTTGTTATTCCCTCAAGAAGTTCTGCGGTAGTTAATTCTTGAAACACGGTCTTTTTTGCCACCATACCTTAGTCCAGTAATTTAAATAGATTGTCAATCACCTGCTCAAACCCATACTCATCTGTCCCAAGGGCATCGTAAATACTTTGTACTTTTGGAGAAAAGGGGACAGGTACATACGGTTTAAGCGATATATCCCTACGTGTTCCGCAGTGATAGCATGTTCCTGTGCTGTCTCTTGCTTGTAACCCATCTCCACTATGAAAGCAGTGGTAGGTCATTTTTCTGCAACTATTGCACCAATAATGTCTCATGGCACATTCCTGATAATGTATTGAGTAGTGGTGTTTTGAGGGCTGGGACGGTTAGTCAAAGCGATCGCCCCAGCCCAACTCAAATAAATCACCAACCCTGCGCCACTAAATCCCAAAAGTGCGATAATGACTTCCTTAAGTCCTGATGAAGGAATTTCATCGCGGTAATGACGAACTATCTTATAGCGATCTCCATCCTGGCTAACAAAATGGTTGGTAACATAGACATCGGTTCTATCAACTGTCCGTCTAGTCTTGGTCATCGCTTCCCTCCGGTTACCGTAACTTTACGATAACGGTGAAACTTTAATGCATTTAGTTCTTGAGTCGTAAGCTTGGTTGTTCTTTTGATAGGTTTTTGCCTGCGGCGAGGGAACTTCTCAAACAAAACAACGGCAACACTACTAATTGAACTAAATTTCAAGTCTTGCATTGCTTGCTCTACAGTCATTTTCATGATTAATAAATAGCTGCTATTGTTTTTTCTAAAGCCCAATTAACTGCGTCTAATGGGGCAAAAACAAAAGTGTTGAGAACAAAATAAACGCTTTTGGTGAACATAGCTTTTTCCTCTTTGGTGAATGTTTTTGCAATATCTCTGATAGCTTTTTTACCGTCTGGAAGATTGCGCAAGGAATTAATCGCTTCCATGATTTCTTTTTCTGTTAGTTCCATGATTCGCTGGCTAAGACTTTCTGTCATAGAACTTGGTTTCATCCGTGCTAAAATCTCAGCCAACAAACCAGCTAGATGGAAGCGAGTGTCTGTGTCAAAAAAGCGTTAGCATCCTCCAATGCTTCCTTAGCAGTGGTAGATGCGGCGGTCGCTGTTTGCATGCGGTTACTAATGCCAACTTGCCGTTCCGCAGCTTGTTTTTTGATTGCGTCGCTTGCTTGATTTGTGCGCTCATTACTTGCGGTAAGCCGAGATTTAAGATAACCTTCCCAGATTTTTGACTTTGTGCTTTCGTAAGTCTCAATCTGTGCCAGACTGTGCATTACCGCAGTGGTAACCACATCCTTCATGTCAATGTTTCCGAGCGCTTCTATCAAGGCATATTGGGTTGCTTCTGAATTAATCATCATCTGAGCAATGCTTGCACCATCGCCGTCTGCGGAAATCAAAGCGCCAGTTGGCATGGTGCTTGCTGCTTTGTACTCATCGACGTTTGTCATAAAAAGCTGAACCAAAGCGTCAGGTACTGGAGTATTTGCTTTCCAGTTCACGTCTGGCGCTTTGTCGGTCAGAAGAGTAATCATTTCAGCGACTGAAACGCCTGCGTAGCCTGCTAAGTCTTTAACATTAAAGTTCATGCTGTTTTTTCCTGAATAATATTGTGAAGTACGTCAAATCTTGCTTTTGAATACCACTTTGCGGTGGATTCTCCGGTAATGTAAGCGCGGGTTCTATCAGCAGAACGCACGCGCTTCATTGTTTCTTGTATCCTGCTGACAAACCAGATTTGATAAGGGCTTAATGGCGCTTGCCTATCAAAAGCACCTTCTTCATCTCTAGGTGTGTCGTTTCTAAAACTAGGACTAGATCGCCATGCGAGATCGCACCAAGCGACAACACTAGTCCGAGAGCAATTTAGCAAAGCTGCTAATTCTTTTTTAGTCAGCGAGTAATCACAGTAAATTGATAAAGCATCTAATTCCTCGCCTAAAGTTAAAATCTTGAGCTTAGTTGCTGCCACATTTCCTATGCAATTTTCAAGGTTTGTTGCAGGCAGTTAGTTGTACAGTATCGTTGCGTTCAGTTGGTCAGTCGCTCGTCTGTTTAGTTGACTGCCTACAAAAATTAATATAACGTACTTTAAAAAGTACCGTCAAGTCCTTTTCAAAGTACTTTTTTGTATAAAGTAAAAATACTCAAAAAATTTAGCCGCGAGAAGCGTCGCGGCTAAGATAATAATGTTGATATGAAAACAAGCAGGATGTTTTATGTCATTTAGACCAGACCAACTACACCCTAATATTATCAAGATTACGCCTAGGCGCGGAATCTTTGGTCAAAATCTTGCCGTTTGGTCAACTGGACATGATTATCCAATTGCCACTTTTATGTGGAATATCATCGCTTCTAAGGCTGCGTCAAACCAAGCTGAGATTGAACAGATAGTGCGAGCACGAATGGAGATTACTGGTGAAAATTTTTTGGAGGCTTATAATGCATTGGTTTTAGAATCTGGCATGTTTCGCTTATCCGAAAATGAAAACACCAATGATACCTTGGTTATGAATGCGGAGCTAGTCCAAGCGATTCGAGATGCTGCTGCTGCCGAAGGAATAAGTACTGCGGATTTTCTTAAACAGCGGCTAGGCTTGTAAAATAATTTATTTTCAGCACGATATTGCGGACTGCCTTTTTTTTATCAGCAGTCCTTTTTTAACACTTAAAAAAAAGATGTGCATTTTGTCATAGAATGCACATTTGGTGGATATTAACAACTATCGTAAGTTCAGTCCTTCGTTACGGTAACGTTACGGTAACCGAGGGCTATTTTTTTCTGAGTGAGCAAATTCCTTATAAGTGATCCGAATGGATTCACGAACAAGATCCGTAATACTGCGCCCAGTTTTTTCGCTGACAGCAGCAAGAAGTTCCATCTCAATTTTTGCTAAATTGATTGTGAGTCGTTTACTAACCCATTGCTTTGACATGTGTTTCCTGCTCCATTTCGTGTATATTATGTATTGCGCGGAGAACTGTGCCATTTTGTTTAAATAGCTGAAAAAAACCACTGTAATTAGTACCAAGATAGAAGATTCTAGACCCTGGCACGGGTTTATCACTAGTTGTGCCGTCTGCGTTGATGAATGCGATGCGATCGCAATCCACAAAAAAGCACTCTCGCGTTAGCAATTTAAAGCCATCGCTGTCACCTTTACCTAGGACTAAACCTAAGGAAGTTCTGGCAGTGTTGAAAAATGCGCCGGAAGCCTACACCTATCTGAGTACAGATAAGGTGTAGGTAGTTCACAAGATGTAAGAACCTCAAAATCCGTAGGCATCGTTATTTTGCTCCCCATGCATTAATTAATTCTTCAAGCACTTTTAATTCAGCGGCAAGTCTAGAAACCTCGCTGGACACTGATCTCATGGCTTGACCAACCGTAAAATAATCGCCATCTTCGTTAATAGCTTTTAACTCTCTAGCGATCATGCTTCCCAAATTTTGCAACTCTCGCTTGTACTCTCTAAGAGTTGCTTTTCTTTTGTTACTAACTGGTAAATCCATCTAACAAAGCTCTAATTGCATAGAAATAACTGGCACAGAAAGCGTTTCTGAGGTATTAGGCAACTTACTCCAATCAATGTCCTCTAATATGGCAATGCCACCTACATTGTCATAAACTGGTCTATTCGGGAGAAAGTAAAGCTTTTCTTTTGACCTGGTTATAGCAACATATACCAAATTCTCTTCTTGTATTTCTTGGTTAGAATCATCCCGCTCTGGCGGCAATTCATCACTTGCAATCAGCCAGACAGTCTGTGCTTCGTCACCTTTGGCTCTGTGGATTGTAGAAAGGATAACACACTCAGACGTAGAATCCACAACAAAAAGTTCCAGGATGCGATCGCAGAACTGATGAATAGTTGCACACTGATTGCCAAAAGAATCATAACAAGACTGCAACGCATGAGCAGTGTCGGTCATGGTGTCCGCCATCAAATCATCGTCTGCATTTTCAATTGCAGACTCAAGCCACTCATGCAAATGATAAGTAAATCGTGCCATTGGGTGATGCCCAAGAACATCCTGCGCCGTTGAACACAAACCTTCTGCAATATCTTTGCCCCTAATTTGCGCTTTAACGCCTCTCAACACCAAGTCAATGCAGGTTCGTACCAGTGGTGCGGTCATTCGGCTAAGGATCAAATCGTCGGCACGCACGTTCTCATAAAAGAATGCGTGGTCAATCGTCTGCATAACTCCTTTGATCGCATCTGGCTTAGCCTGAATGTATGGTATAATTTGCCGTGCCAGTTCAATGTGTGAACTTGGACATCGATAAGAAACAGGCAAAGGTAACTGTACGCAATTGAATTCACTTCTAAGCATAGGAAAAGCATCCGCAAGCGCACCAGCAAAGCTAAAAATAGATTGTCTTTCATCACCCACAACAATTATGCGTGCGCCATCTTGTACAAACTTCCTATACAAAGACTGCATAACTGCATTGGTATCTTGGGCTTCATCTACCATCAAAATCTGGACTTTGCCTAATGGGGATAGCTGCCACTGATGAGGTATGTACAACAAGTCGTCAAAATCGAAAATTGCTTTTTCGCTGGCTTGTTTGTTGCCCTTGATTATGCAATCCATCGCTAACTTAATTGCAAAGAATTTTAAATTCCCAGGAATAACAACTCCATACTCTCTAAGCGCTTCTGCTATTTCTCGAAATTTAAAGACTGGCAAAGCAATTCTAATAATGTGGCATACGCTGTAGATTGCTTTTGTTAAACTTCTGAGCGCTTTTTCGTCTGAATTATTGAAAGAATAATCTGCTGTTCCTTGTGATATTTCGCGGATCATGTTTTGAATAGCAGAGTGCGCTAGCTTCCAATACTTATCGTTATCAATTAACAAACCTCCTTCAAAGCTATGAGTTGCTTTCATACACATTGCATACCCATAGCCGTGTGCCGTCCCTACCTTTACTCTACTTGGCACTTCCTTTTCTAGCTTGTCAGCGACCGATTTGTTAAAACAAAAGATTCTGATTTTTGTGTTGCTGGGTAGCCAGTGAACTATTCCCTTGAGAGTTGAAGTATTATGAGTAACGGTAAAATCAGACAACAAAAATCTCCCGTTTCCATCAAGAGTAAATCCAAAATATTCACCCTTACCAATTGGCTCTACTGTAATACCTGTACGCAAAACATCCTTGCATTGTTTGCGCTTTGGCACTTGTCTGTACAAAGATGGAATCAGAGAAACATCACCACTGATAGTAATTCTGTAATAGTTCCTTGGTTCACTCCATCCTGCAAGCTTAACCGATTTGATTGAACTATAAGCAGCAAACCCAAGGGAGCGAGCCAAAAAAAGGATATCTTTGTTTAATTGAGCGTACTTGGTGACAATCTCGTAGTATCCACTGTGGTAATAACCATCTGTGTCTAATAACCCAGCTAACAATTTAAGTCGATTAACTCTGCTAGCGACTAAATATTCATGAGGTATCTGCTTTTGAAAATCTTCACTAACAAAATCATGCAACACTTGCTTCAAATAATTAGATTCGTACTTGCCGCGCTTATAGCCTTCAGTAAACTTGAATCTAACTCGAATGCAATTACCTTTTTGTGGCACATGAGTTGTCTCTAACCCATACCGTAAAGCGATCGCATCACAATATCTAATCACCTCTTGATTATTATCTGTTATCACTATTGCACCAGATGAATTAGGCTTGACCACGTCCCCATCACCTAGCCATAATCCACAAAAATAAGGGTCTAAAGGCAGTTCTTCTGGGTCTTCAAAATCAACACCAACTCTAATTTGCTTCCAGTATCTGCGAAATCTTTCCTCCGAAGCTAAATATTCTGGTAAAGAGATATCAAACACCTCGTTATCTCCTATTTTCCGTCCGTAACCAGTAATCGCAGATCGACGTGAATTAACTAAAGTCAGAATGTGCTGTGAATTACAAACCCAAGAGTCACCTTTAACTGGGGTAATTTTGTACAATTCATCAACCCCAAATGTTACACCTTGAACGCGGCGCAATGTGCCATCGTCGCCCATAAGTGCATAACCGTTTTTAACGTCTTCAACATTAATAGAAAAACCATTGTACATCAACACTTTGGTTCCTCTTCCCAAACACTTCCCAGACCCGGCGCAGGCTTGCACTGCAATGTTGCGATCGCCTTGAACAACCTCTCTAAACACATCGCGCTGATATTTTGACCAGGCAAAATTACGGTAATAATTTCTATCTTTCATGTTTCCCCTTGGTTACCGTAAAGTTACGGTAACCAGAAAGTACGTCTAATTATTCGTGAATTAAAGCAATCAAGTGCTTTGCAAATGCAGCTCCTACCTCAGCACGATACTTTTTTCCACTTGCCATAGTAATAAGCAAAAAAGTTTTATCTTGGTCTTCATAAGAGGAGCCGCATTTATTGCCTGGTAACTGGCAAATGGAGCAGATCATATCAAGATTAACTGTTAAGTTTTTGCTGATTTTGTACGTTGCATTCGCTCTCTTGGGCAATGTATGCCCACAATTTCACATTTTTATAAAGAATGTCAACCATCTATTGACGTTTTCTCTTTGCGGTGTTTCTATTGTGTGTGTGGGGCTATTAGTCTACAAAAAGTATATTGATAGGCTGTCACATGCATCTTTTCTGGTTATCGTAAAATTACGCTAACCAGCAGATGCAGTATTTTTAACTTCATGAAACCAAGCCAACACGCCTTCTCCCCAGCGTTGCCCAGCAGCCTCAAAATTGGTCACCTTGTCTTGGTAACTTTGTGCTGCCAACTGTCTGGTGTAGTAAATTCCTTGGCTGAATCCAAAGTCGCCAGCCATGTCATAAACTAACTTTCTGAGTTTGTCGGGTGCTAAGTGCCCAGGCTGCTCGCCTCCATAAGCACGGCACTGAGCCACAATCCATGCTGGTTCGTGTCCTGAGATTGCGCGAAGTCTTTTAATAAAAGCATTGTGCTGTGGATACAGGACCTGCTTTGGTTGCACAAAAGGGAGGATATTCTTAGGTTTTGACGCATCAAATTTCTCTAAAATCATTTGAGCGCACGGTAGCAGTTGCTCACTTTCTACGAGTGGCGCTTTGATGTAATTAGGCGCGTACACTCTGCACCACACAATGCTTTCATCGTCCCCAGGTACAAAAGCAAGAGTAAGCAATTGTTCAGAAATATTTTCTATTGCCAGCAAGCTTCCAAGTAAAGATTTAGAAAAGCAAGTATCAAGTCCGGACGACAATACATAGGCGTCATCTCCTGCTTGCAAAGTGATATTTAACTTTTCTGTCTCTTTGTTCCGCCTCATAACTTTATCTACCGCTACGTGGATGATATATCCGGTAAAACTCTTCTGTTTCATAATCACCTGTTGATTTTTGGAGTCCAGCTTGTAAAGGCAATCATTTCCGTTGCGACCAACAAACACCCACTCTTTGAGACCTGGAGGGCGATCATTGAAGCCCAGCGATCGCTTGCTGGTGCTTTCTACCAATTGCTTGAGTAGTTTATTCTGCTCGCTTAAAAGCTTTATAAGTTCTTCCATCTGTTTTCTTGGCTAAGTGGTTCCATATTACCGTTGCTGCCTTCACGTGTCAATGTGGGCATATTGACACGTGCGCCAAGATGAGAAATAATTATGTTAATGTGGTCATAGACAGTATCTAAAAAAAGTATGGCATTAAAACAAATTACAGTCCGCCCAAGTTTAGCGGAATACAAAGCCCTTGAAAACTGGCGAATATTAAATGAACAGCCCACGGAATCGGCTGCAATGTCTGAGTTGCTACGTAGGTTTTTCGACGGAGGCTACAGAAGAAGCTCAAAATATCGCATAACCAAAGTCAGAAAGGAGCTAGAGGCATTATTATCTGAGTCTTCTAAAGCAAAAAAAAATAACACTTAATTTAATAATTTATACAAGGAGGCACTAAAATGAATACACGTAAATCCACAAAAGAACCAAACCCGTTAAAACCTAAAGTACAAGGATTAACTTACGCAGAACAGCAAACCAGAAAGCTAAGGATAGCTGCATATGTAGATGAAGATCTATTAGCGCAGCTAGATGATTGGTGCAAACAAAATAACAAGGATCGCGGTGCCGCAATGCGTTATATTATGCGTACCATGCTAAATGTTCAAGATAATGCGGATGATACTGCTGTTAACCAATGTATTTCTATATTGGAAGAATTGACAGATCGCATCCGCTTATCGAACGCGACCTGCTAAAAATCGTTAAACATTCAAGTGTAAGTCGTTAATTTCTATTTAACCATAGAGTTCCGCCTGGTTGCAGTAACGTTACGGTAACAAGGGGGATTTTTTTTGGATGTAGAATATGTTGATACGACAAAGCGCAGTACTTATGGCACTGCGCTTGAAAAAAAGGAAGTAAAATTATGATTAATATTGAATTTTTGTAGCAGCAGCCCCGCGCTCTACCCGAAGGGTGAGCGTCGGGAAGAATGCGAGCAAGGTGAGGAGGGTGGGTCAAGCAATGCCGAAAGAAAGTCGCGCGAGTGCGACCCACGCCGACGAGACGAGCAACTCACTCCGGTAATGAACGAATAAATTCCCGCAAAACATCCGTGATGGATCTTCCGGTTTTTTGGCAATAGGAATCCAGTCGATCTTTTTCGGTCTTAGGGAGTCGAATCTGGATTGTTTCTTTGCTAAACATAATTGCGATGTATGGATATATGCACTACAATGCTATCACAGCATTCATTTTTCCCATGCGAACCGCCTACCAGTACCGATTACGTCTGACGAAGTTGCAACAATCCACAATTGATCAATGGATTGAACTTGCTCGTCGTCAATACAACTATCGGCTGGCAGAGCGGTTCAAGTGGTACGAACAAAATCGCTGTGATGTTGATGCATGCCCCCTCATTTGCCACTTAAGCGAGTTGAAAGATCGTCCCGATTTCTATGCTCAGAAACGGGACTTGGTGAACTCTAAAAAGCTGTTTCCTGAATACAAAGACCTTCCGTCTCACACCTTGCAAGATGTTATTGCACGGGTAGAGAAAGCTTTTGACCGATGGTTAAGCGGTGATAGTAACGGCTCTCGTTGCGGTAAGCCACGATTCAAGGGACAAGGACGATTTCGTTCAATTGCATTCCCAGATCCAGTCAAACCAGAACACATCAACGGGCGGTTTATTCAACTTCCAAAAATTGGCAAGCTGAAAATGATTCAGCACCGTCCTTTACCTGATGGCTTCAAGGTGAAGACGGCTGCAATTATCAAAAAAGTAGACGGATATTACATCACGTTGTCGCTTCAAGAGTCGTCTGTTCCCGTTCTTACTCCTGATGCCCCAACACTGAAAAACACCATTGGCATCGACGTGGGATTAAAGTCGTTTCTGGTAGACGATTCAGGGGAAGAAATAGAAATTTCTCAGCATTATCGCAAAGCAGAAAAGTATCTAAAGCGAGTACAGCGTTCACTTTCCCGCAAAAAGAAGGGGTCTAATCGTCGCAAGAAAGCGATTAAGCGAGTTGCCAAAGCTCATTTAAAAGTCAGCAACAAACGGAAAGACTTTCATTACAAAGCCGCTCAGAAGCTTTTACAACAAGGAAAACACGTTGCTCATGAAAAACTAAATATTAAAGGTCTAGCCAAGTCTCGACTTGCAAAATCAGTTAACGACGCTGGATGGGGTCAATTCTTGCAAATTCTTTCAATCAAAGCTGAAAAAGCTGGATTGCTTGCAATTGCTGTACCTCCTGGTGGCACTTCTCAAAATTGCTCTGGATGCGGTATAAAAGTTCCGAAAGAACTGAAGGACAGAATTCACGCTTGTCCTCAATGCGGACTGACGCTTGACCGTGACCACAATGCAGCGATTAATATCAAGTATTTGGCGGTAGGGCATTCCGTCAATAAAGCTCATCTAACGTCCGAAGCAATAGCTGGAGTCGATGAGAAGCCCGCTCTGTATGCGTAAGCATCAGAGTCGGGAGTATGTCACTGAATTGACGATAAGAGCAAGCTCGTTTGCAAAATCAACAATTCAGACTATTAATCACATTAAATATTACATAGAATAGATTATATAATGAATCGCGCCCTTTCAGTTTTTGCTCGTCCAATCCCATACCACAAGGAACTGCGCAACATAACGGGTTCTGTGCTTTCAGCTATCCTCATGCAGCAGTTAGAATTCCGCTTTGACGGGACTGGCGATGGGTTCTATAAATTTATGCAACCTTGCCAGCACAAAGCTTACAGAGAAGGCGACTCTTGGGAAGAAGAGTTGAATTTTTCTGTAGGAGAATTTCGCACAGCCTTTGACCGAATTGGCATTCGTTATAAGTCAAAACGTGAATACTCTGTAGCTCTTGCCAAGGGAGAAGTGTTTGGCGAGGACAATAAGTATATGTACTGCTCTTATCACGACAAAATCAAAGGACTTACCTTTTACTTCCGCAATCATCAAAAGGTTGCTGAACAAGTGGAAGTTTTAACTCATGGGGAGCCTATTTACGTAACTAAGCAAAAGAAATCTACGGAAATGAAGAATCCTGATTCACGTAAATTAAAAATTGTCAGTTACGTAGCTGAGGAATCCTCCGATCATCTATATACAGAGAATACTTCAGAGAATAACTATCCAGAGAATACATACACAGAAGAGCATATGGAACTTTTTCAAGAAGTCTCTGAGTTAGTGTCGGATGAAATTGACTGGGACAGCATTAAGCTGTTAAATAACACAGAGGAGCAAAATTACGATCTCTCTTTTACTCCGGAAGAGCCACCAGAAACTTTGATAGAAAACGAGATCACTCATGAGGACAAAATTCCCGCGCCCGCAGCAGCATCATTCGACAAAAGCGAACAACCGAACTATCAGCTAATAGAAAGTGTTGAAAGCCTGCCTTTGATGCCTGGGAGCAAACGGCTAATCCTTCCTTGGGAAAACCCAGGGCACAGTCGCAACGACTTGTACAAATGGGACTTTGCTGAATGGCTGTACACTTCTCACTTGAAACAATGCAGCACCTTTACTAAAGATGGGTTCCGAAAAAATAAAAATCGTGTGCGGAACTATCTTTTAAAAGCCCACAGCGACGCAACTAGATTGGAAACCCTTGCTAACTTTTGGAATGAATTTGTCACTAACTTGACCCCAGTAGTAACTTCTTCTCAATCCCCTCTAGAAAGCTTTCTAACCCGTTGCGGAGATGAATTAAGAAGGATTGTCCTTAGAAACAATTTCACACAAGCTGAGATTCAAAATATCGCCGAGTGCTGGGAAGCAGCTAACAAGGATGAGGAGTTAGTTATTATGATGATGGAGCGCTCAGGACTTATTGATGATTTTTGATGTTTATGCAAACTTTTCAGAAGCCACTTACCGAGGTGAGCACTATCCTTCACAAGCTGTTTTTTCCCATTTCATAAGTGCCAAACTGTCCTGGCTTGTCAACACTTTGTTCAGTAACCCTGATACACCAGAACTTTGGGGTTAAGAATCCTCTGGCTTGGTTTCTCATGGGTTCCCTGATTGGGTGAATTTGCGCCCAGTTAAACCAAATCAATGATCGCCCTTCGACTCACGCAAAATGCAAAGCGCCCAGAAACATTTCTAAGCGCTTACCCAAGAACTTGAAGCGATTCACCACCAAAGAGAACACATCAACATTCTAGGTACTTACTTATTATACCATCCTGCCAGAGTATTGACTGGTATACCCAGTAATAAACCGTGATCTCCTATTTGCAAAACGAATCATCTTTGCAGCGATCGCATACTCAGCGGCATTATGCTCTTGTACCGCTAATTCCATCTGCTGAGTGGTTAAATGCAAGGTTTCTTTCAGCCTGTAGTTTTTCATAATCTTCCTCAACTTTTACGGTTATCGTAACGTTACGCTAACCAGGCAGAAAAATATTTTTAGAACCGCTTGATTTATTATGCCCGATTGGGCATAATAAATATCAACCACCAAAAAGAAAGACATGACACGTTTAACGATAGAAGGAATTAGTGCGCAGGTCAAAGAAGCAGGTTTAGAAATGAACGTCAACAAAAAACAAAAAAATCTGTATAAGTATGTTGTAGTTGACGTGCAACTTAACCCTGTGTTTGGTGCGGACACGCTTGCTGACATTAGCCTGTTACTTGAGAACTACCTTGCTAATCTTCCAGTTGAAACTGAAGCTGAAGCTGAGGATGAACCACTTGTTGAGCCAGTTTACACTTTGGGTGACTTTGAAGGCATTGAACGCGACGTGATGGCTGTAACTACTTGGTTCGCAGCTACACCACTGACCTGCGATGTTTTGAGCTATCAGTATTGTCGCCTGATTGACAAGCCACCCAGCTATTGGGATATTTGGTGGCTAACTTATGACAGAGCAAAACGTCAACTTATTGGCGCGGTTACAGCCGCTAAACACACAGTTGTTTTGCCTAATTTCCAGGTCATTTAACCAAGAATTTGATATCTGCTTTGCGTTTTCATTCAAAACCGTTCGAGACAAATTGATTGAGCTTGGTTTCCTTGTAGCAAGTTCGCGTTCAAAGTATCACCTATCTCGCCTGGGGGAAGGCTACGCCGTAGAAATGGATTATGAGCGTTACTGGCATTTAAGTATCCTTAAGCTTTTGGAGAATTTATGATTTTAAGCTTTTCTATTACTTGCAAGCTTGCTGTACAGCATAAAGTTGCTGATCCTTTGAGAACAGGCATGAAAACAGTGTCTCGGCGCAACTGGTCAGACGCTCACGCAAACAAGTGGTTAAATGCTTATCGTTCAGGGAAACATTTGCACTCTTGTTGGTCTAACGCGCCATTTGTGCATGGTGCTTGTTACTTGGGACAGATTCACCTATCTTGTGAGCCTTACCAGGAGATGTTGATTGATATGCCTGAATCAGACCTTGTGCGGGAGGGAGGTTTCTGGCAATCACGCGAAGATTTTATCCGCGACATCGGTAAAGATAACCCATATAAAATTCTGTGGGTTGTCCGCTGGGATAAATTTTTCTTGGCTAATTGACGCAATGCCCACTTGGGCATACAATGATCACAACGGATTTGAAGGAAAATATTATGGAGACAAAGGAATATGAATGTTGAGATTGTCAAAGCAGTAACAAAAATGCTTTCTGATTTTAACAAATATTTTAGTTACTTGCATGGAAAAACGAACATAGTAGAAATAGAGTTACCCAAGGAAGCCATTATGGTTTGGGTAAAGATTTTTGAAGGTTTAACGCGGGAAGAACGCCAATCTGCTATAGAAAAAGTCTACGAGCACTACAGTTATCATCCAACGCCGCAGCAGTTCCGTGAGTTGGTGAAAGAATCAGAAAGCGCGGATGCACTTTCTGAATGGATCGTTGTTCTTGATGCATTAAGAATGTCTGCTGACGATGCAAGAGATAGGGTTGAGTGCTTATCTCCTCATGCTCGTCGTGCTTTGCAGACAGTTGGTGGGTTATCTGGGATTGGAATGTGCCCAGAAGCTGCTTTGCACAAATCTGTGAAAGAAGATTTTTGTTTGGCTTGGAAACTCATTAAGAATAGCACAATTCCTCACCCGTTAGAAGCGCAATTCAACCATACCAGAAGTGTTGAACCTGTTATTGATGTGAGTTCTCGCATAGGCGCTTTTTCTGCCAGCTTCGGTACTTTGAGTGATTCTGATGGTTAGCGTAACGTTACGGTAACGAGAGATGAATGAACTTGTGAAAGAAATTCAGCACGATATATGTTACTTAAGGTCTAAGGGCAAAAATATTAATATTTTGCCTGTTTGTGACTCAATATTTGCGCTTTACATCAACAACAATTGTTACGGGAACTGGACAGTTATTGGACTAATTTCTATTATTGCCCAGTACAGGTGTAAATCGTATCCTGACTCATTTTTTGCCAGTTATGGCATTCCATTGCCAATGGAACTTTAGCTTTAGGCTTGGTTGAATGGCAAATTATAAAGAGCTACTGCGCAGTAGCTCTTTTGTTGTTAACGTAAAATTACCATAACGGACTTGTCATTGTATGGCAAGTATGGCATACTAAAAGCACAGGTAATTTAAGGTAAAATATGACAAAGATAGAAATTATTCAGTCAGCAATCAAAAGCACTCAAGAAGAAATTGAGCAATTGAGAGCTAAACGAACAAGCAAAGCAAACACTCGAAAAATTGAAGAAGGCGAAATTAAGCTTGCAAACTTAAGTGCATTCTTCAATTTAGTAGAAAAAGGTGGATCTTTGGATAGCTTGTATGTTGCCAAAAGCATAGGTGAAGAAGTTCACAAGATTTACCAAGTTTTTGACAATGGCGAAGTAGAGCTTGAAACTTTTCAAGACGAAGTGTTTAAAGCTAACCTTAGCGACTTAATGTATGACGAAAAAGCAACTAGTGAATCTCCCGCCATAGATTCAGTGGTGATTCTTAGGTCTGGAGAGGAGTGCAAGCTAGTGCGGTTGATTTACCCAGGGCAAATAGAAGTAGAAGGTAAGTCTGGCTTAATCCCATCTTCTGATTGGACACTTAGTAATGTTGCGGTGCCAGAAGAGTTCGCTGTGCTGCCACAACAAGAAGAAAATCAAACACAGCTTCCAGAAGGCGTTCCCAAAGTTGTTTTTTTGGATACTCCAATTGAAAAAATTGTTGGGAGTTACCGTTTTATTATTGGAAAAACAGAACAAGATGATTTCATTGGGCAGTTGTTTGAGGTTTTGTCTAAGCAAGAATCCCAACTTGTCATTCAAACCGAACCAAGCAAAAGGTTTCATTGGGTGCGCTCAGTTTTGGTTTTGAAATATCACCAAGACAAAAAACCATTGCAGGCAGGCGATAAACTGAATTTTGATCCTTGGTTACTGGCATTTCCTTCTGAAAATCAGGAAGCTTACCATCCTACAGATGACGAGGAAGACGTATCCGATATTCAAGAGGACTTAATGAGTGGTAAGCCAATTCTGCAAGCCGTTGGAGTTAGTACCAATGGAGAAACCTTCTCAGGATATAGGCGAACGCTTGCAGCCATAAACGCTGGTCTGGAAACAATTCCAATTGATGTGCGTCAATTTGAAACGAGAGTGGAATTCATTGAAGCCTTATTTGATGCGAACAAGACTCGTGAAAAAACACCAGAAATTAAAGCACGTGAGCGTGACATTAGATTCAAGTATTGTTCCGAAGAAGCCAAGCAGGCACAGTTAGCGCGTTTGCGTGATCCTTCTGGTACAAAGAACCCACTTGCTTTAGGATCTGCTTGGGAGCGAACAGTTGCTAATGAGCCAGATATTAGCCCATCGACAGCCGCTGCGCAATCTCGAATCCTTCAGTTTATTGATCATTCTCCTGATAGAGAGATGGCAACAAAAATCCGAGAAGTTTTTAACTCTGGGGACAAGAAAACAAAGACCTGCGAGGATTTAATTAAGTATAGCCAGCATGCTCCTGCTGATGCCAGAACTGCTGCGGATATGATCTTGAACGGGGATGCATCTAGTGTTCCTAAAGCGATCGCAAAAAACAACAAACTCTCCCCATTTGCCAAAAGAGAAACGCCAGAAGGTGTCCACATTCCTCCTAGTGGAACTATTCCACCTAATAGAGCAGAGTCTACCCAGTCATCTTCCCCTGTTTTGCCTCCTAATCTTATGCGCTTGGTTGCAAATACTCTGGGAAGAATTGACATTGATATTCTTAGTGCAAATGCTTCCTCAAATGCAACACATCATTTTACTGGCGCATCTGACAAATTAAACGCTTTAAAAGCTGATTGGCAAATTCCTGGTAAGCGAGGTGCTTGTAAAGTATTTGGTTGCCTTTATGTTGATAATTTGCTTGAATGGATTCAAGCATTATCTGCGCAATGGGTTAAAGGCAATATTGCAGAAGCTGTTATTTTTGTCGCCAACCCTGCTCTTAGTGTACGCAACGCTCTTAAAGGAATTGCTGCTGTTTCTGGTGAAATCTTGTTCCCTGTAGAACTTACCGTTGCAAATCAGTTTTATGCAAAAGCAGAAATGACGGTGTATTACCTGGGTGGTAGTTGGCAAAAGTTCGCCAACATCTTTGAACCATTTGCTGATGTCCGAATTAGACGCTGGGCATTTGAACCAAATATTACGCCACTTGCTTTTGACGATAGTGAATTGCATTGGCAAGAAAGCACCAACGGTTCCAGCGCTCAATACAAGGGCATGAGGCTTTCAATTATCGAAACGATGGATGGATCTTGGTATGCCGAAGTTAATGGGCAAAAAATCTCTGAAAACCTAGAAAGCAAAGCGCAAGCTAAAACCATTGCCGCAACCGCAGCAGATCAACTGAGTGCTGCCTAAAAAATATCTGGTTATCGTAACGTTACGGTAACCAGTTTTAGAGGTGCTCTATGAAAGAATCAACAAATATTTTAATTTCTGATTTAGAAGCAAAAGCTTTCAAGTCAGATTTCTCTTTGTATCATGAAGTTCTTAACAAAGCAAGAACAGGTTATTATCATTCCTGCAAAAGTCCTTTATCTGATCCTGAGCAGGCTTTGATTTTGGATTTAGTCAAGCTTGGTTTTTATGATTTGATTATTAAAGCGCATAGTGGCGCGTATGAAACGACTTTTGCCGAGGCGGATGTTTGGTTGCAATTAGATCTTAGCGTGGTAATGAAGTTTATTAAACAACAGTAATAAACAACAAGCAGTAATATAAAAAAGGAAGGTTTTAAACCTCCCTTGTTTTTTTCTTTTTATGTATGAAGGCTGTTAAGAGCAGCCTTTGCTAAAATCCTTTTACTGTAACCGCTTGAGTGTTTTTGTTTTGGCGTTTAAGAAAGTTGTGCTCAAGTGCATTAAGAACTCTGTTTTCAACCTGGGCTTTCCCGCCATGCCACATGCTGTGAATGTGAGATTCTCCAGTGCTACGGCTATGGTGGTTAAGTTGTTCAGTGACACAGTTCAAAAGTTCCCACGCATTATTGTTGCTAGCCTCTAAGTGAGATCCAATGCTGGTGTGGTTAGCATAGTTATAATAAGCTTGCCGAACCAGTTTACTTTGGTCATAAAAAGACTTGAGGCGATCGCTGTTTTCTTCCTTGTCGCCTAGCGTTTCAATCAAGAAGTCTTTAGCCTCCCGATTGCTGATTGGAGTTTGTGCCAACTCATCAATCAACTGACCCAAGTTTGCGAAATTGTTCTTTGAACTTTCCAGAATTGCGTTTACTGATGCTTTTGAAAAGGATTGATTATGCCCTATAGAGCGCGTACCAACGTTAACCTTGCGAGTGATACCGTTGCAGCAAACAAGCCGGACTGCGCTTAATTTAGCGGTAAGCCCTGCGCCATACTCGTGTGAGTTTGTGAGTATCAGGCGACCGCAAATGACATCATCTGTTCCCATGACTGCCCATGATTCATTAACAACCGCGCTGGCAAACACTAGGCGACCGTCGCGCAGACTGCCTAGGCGTTCCATTTCAATTCCTGCGATCGCACAAAACTCATCAAAAGCATTCACTACCTCACGATTTTGATAAGGCTGCCAAGTGTCGTTAGTAACGCCAAAGAGTAGCCCTGTATCTCCCCTATACACTGCTTGCTGCTGCGTATTGAGAAATTCCATGTTTTTCCCGTATTTCATCAAAGATGTTTCAGTTTCCCAATTAAGCCCTGCGTGCTTAAGCTTCTCGTCTAAGCTCCACTCTGACTCAACTGCGACGCCCACTCCCTTGTAATAAGCATCGTTGATCATGCCTTTGTAACCATTTTGCTTAAAGCGCTCTTTAATCTCAGATGCCGCTAATTTCACCTTGTCTTTGTCAAAGTGAAAGCCTTGCTCGTATTGCTCATTTTTAAGCGCTTCTGGCTTAAAATCAAACTCTAAGTTAAAGCCGCCATCTAAAGAAGCGTCTGAAATGCCATGTTCTTCAAAACTCATAGCTGAAATCTCATTCACTACTTCTTTAGTATGCCCATATGGGCATGTATTGTCAATGATTTTCTGGCTATTTTTTTATATTATGGTTATTGTAACGTTACGATAACCAGGTGACATGAAAGAGGTTAAATTAACGGATTTAAGCTTTGACCCCAAGAACGCTAATAAGGGCAGTGAGCGTGGACGTGGGATGTTAGAGGAATCTTTGCAGCAGCTAGGGGCTGGGAGGTCAATAGTTGTTGACAGGAATGGTGTGGTTATTGCAGGGAACAAGACTTTAGAAACTGCTGTGGAATCTGGGTTTTTGGATGGGATAGAGATAGAGACCGATGGGAGTAAGTTAGTGATTGTTCGTCGCAGTGATTTGGATTTGGCGACGGATGTTAAGGCAAAGCAGTTGGCAATTTGCGATAACAGGGTAAGCGAGGTTAGTCTTACATGGGATGCCGAGATACTTAAAGAAATTAGTAAAGATGTTGACTTGAGTGCGTTCTTTACTTCAGACGAGCTAAGCGACTTGTTCACTGAGGAGGAGGAACCCAACGGCAAGGGAGGTACAGGCGATCCAGATGCGGTGCCGGGAGCAAAAGAGCTTAGATGTAAGCTCGGTGATATTTGGGAACTGGGCGAACATAAGCTGATAGTAGGCGACAGCACTGACTCGGTCATAACTCGGACTTTGCTCGGAGATGAAAAAATCCAATTGATATGGACTGACCCGCCATACAATGTGGACTACGATCCAGAGGAAAGGAATTGTAATTTTAGTGAGGAGCGCAAAACCAACCCACTGGGCAAGATTCAAAATGACAAGATGAGCGATGAAGAATTCCGCGCCTTTCTTGACAAAGCTTACAGTCGCATGAATGAGGTGTTAGAACCTGGGTGTCCGATTTATATAACTCACGCCGACACTATGGGCCATCACTTTCGCAATGCCTTTGTGGCACAGCCGTGGAAGCTACAAAGCTGTTTAATATGGCTTAAGAACCACTTTGCTCTTAGCCGCTCCGACTATCACTGGCAGCATGAGCCAATACTTTATGGGTGGAAGGAGGGGGCGGCACATCGGTGGTATGGCGATCGCACCAAGACAACGATACTAGAATACTCGCCACCGCATTATGATAAGAAAAACTGTGATACTGACGGTTATATTCACCCCACCCAAAAGCCAACCTCGCTCATAGAGTTTTGCATTGCCAACTCAAGTAAGGGCGGCGATTTGGTACTAGACCCGTTTGGAGGTTCGGGTAGCACTTTGATAGCTTGTCAGAACACCAATAGGCGAGCGCGGCTGGTCGAATTAGACCCGCGTTTCGCCAGCGCCATTATTGAGCGTTACGAAACGTACACGGGCGACGTTGCCCACAAGATAGGCGAGATAAATGGATGAGGATTTACAGTCTTGGGAAAGGCAAACGGGCGAATCCAATAAGGCGTGGGCGGCGTTCCAAGTTTTTAGGGACTTGGGCGGCAAACGCACTATAACAGCCGCGCAAGAGGTATTACAGCGCCCAATAGGTTATAGACGGACATTGGAGGAATGGTCAAGCCGATATAACTGGGTGGCGCGATGTCGTGATTACGACCAGTACATAGACCGTATAACTCGCGTTCAGCGTGAGCAAGTCAAGCGAGACGAGTACGCACGCAAAGTTGAAGCATACCGAGATGAAACTGAGCGCACAGCCAAGGCGATGGTATCAATGGGCGCACGGGCGATCGCAATCATTCAACGTGAGCTCGCCACGCGGCTACAGACCCCTGAAGTCCTAAAGTCCAATGAGCTAGCAGGGCTAATGCGAGCAAGTGTCATGGCGGTGGACGTGGGGTCAAAACTTCAGGCTGAATCTTTGGGTATAGACACTTTAGTGGACACGCTTGCCGATGAGAAGAACCAGCGATAAACGACGACGTGAAATACTAAATTACGGTGTCAATAACTGGATTGCCGAGTCAGCTTTGATTAACGCCATCAAAACAACCCGCGTCCCGATCGCCTCCAGCAATGACAAAGAGCGCCGTGCTATAGCTGATAATTTAAAGTTATTTATATTGGGCTATGATGAGATGCGCCCAGGTGCGTGGGCAGTTTTAGAACCAAATACGTTTCTAGACTGGAACTGGTCGCATGACCTTATGGTTGAAGAATTAATTCTTATAGCGCAGGGCAAGCATAGACGGTTGCTAATGAATGTTGCACCGCGCTCACTCAAATCTCTTATTGTTTCTGTCTTTTTCCCGTGCTGGGTGTGGATGCGATCGCCTTGGGAGTCGTTTCTCTGCCTCAGCTACTCAACGCCTCTGGCAAATGACCACAGTTACAAGCGCCGCCAGATTATAGAGTCAGCATGGTATCAATCACTTACGGATGGGGCATGTGCTTTATCTGATGACCGCAACCGAATTACTGAATTTTCTAACGTCTCAGGCGGCATCATGTATGCGCGAGGATTGGATGGTTCGGTGACCGGAGTCGGGGGAACTTATATCATCTGCCTTCCGTCACATCAGCATATAACGACATCGCTGGGCGAGTTACCCATAGGCGAGATAGTCGAGAAAGAAATAGAAGCTGATGTAGCAACTTACAACCATGCCACAGGCGAGGTTGAATGGCAACCAATATTAAGGTACGAGCAAAACCCAGGCAAAGAAATCATCGAAATTGAACTGGATGATGGAACTATCTTGGAGTGTACTGACGAACATCCTGTGTGGGTGGAAGGTAAGGGCTACGTCGCTGCAAGTGACATAGCACCTGGAGATATTGTTCTATGCCTGTGACAATTAACTGCGCTCATTGCAAGAAGGACTTTCCTGTTAAACCATCCAAGGTTGCAACTGCTAAGTTTTGCTCAAGGGAATGCAGGGATATCGCGAGGCGTACGCTTGCTGATCGCACTTGCAGTTATTGTGGTGGAACGTTTCGCTCCTCAAGAGATAGCGAATACTGCTCCTTGACGTGTTATTGGACTAGTAGTAGGGAAAAGAACACGCTAACCTGTAGGCAATGCGGAGAGAAGTATTACCGCCCCTGACTCCGGCACATGAAGCTAGGAACGGTGGATTCTGTTCCAAAAAGTGTTACGGCTTGTATGAGCGCGGTGATCGCAATCCGCATTACAAGCATGGTCGGCGAGTGCGGTATAACGCGCCAAAAAGGAGAAAGAAAAGCGATCCCCGCAAAACTTTTGAGGAAAAACACTCTAAGTCAAAGTGCTTTATTTGTCATGAATTCTTTTTTGTATCAAACGCTAAGCTCAACTATGCCACAAAATATGGGAAGCGTTTTTTCTGCTCTCAGGATTGCGCTAATGTAGCGCATAGCGATCGCATTAAAGGAGAGGGGAACGGACGCTATGTGCATGGAAGCTGGCAGACACCATATCCTAGAGAGTTTAATCGCACATTGCGCGAGCAAATCCGAAGCCGAGAGGATCATAAATGTTTCCTGTGCTCAACACCTGAAAACGGTAAAAAGCTGGACGTGCACCATATCGACTATGATAAGCGAAACAATGACCCATTCAACCTTGTGGCACTTTGCCATACTTGTCATGGTGGGTTGCACGGTTCACTTGAGCAAAGAAAACAATGCAGAGAAAAACTGTCAAGTCTGTTAAGCGCAAAGCTGTACCAGACAAAAGTTACAACATAGCGACCGCTAACCATAACTACTTTGCCTCTGGGGTGTTGGTGCATAATTGTGACGATCCAAATGATCCAGAACGCAGCGAGAGCGATGCTGATCGCGAAGGCAAGGTTAAAAAATTCAGAGCATACTTGACTACCCGCGCCAACGATCCAAAACGAACCAAGTGCATAGTCGTTCAACAACGCACTCACGAATCTGATGTTAGCGGGTACATTTACAATGTCATTAACAAGGACTCATCAGAGTCGTACGCATTTCATGTTATTAAGCTACCGACACGGGCAAAAACCTTTGAAACGATACTTTCACCCATAACGGGCAAGGAACTAGCTGTGCGTCATCCTGGTGACCTATTGCATCCTCATCGTTTTGGAGAGGAAGAAGATGCAGAAGCAAGACGTGAGCTAGGTGCTTATGCTTATAACGCTCGTCATGACCAGGAACCTGCGCCATTAGAAGGTGGTGTATTCAGCCACGCTGTTTGGAAGACATTTAAGGAATTGCCGCAAAAATACCAGCTATTTATATCAGGTGACTTGTCCTTTGGCAGTACTTCTAGTACAGCATCATATGTAGCAGTGGGTTTGTTTGCGATCGCTTACCCAGATTTCTACCTGGTAGATGTCTTTCATCAACGCTGCGGGTTTAAAGCAGCTAAAAAAGGCATTTTAGATTTGATTGATAGATGGGAACCTGTTTTGGGCACAGTTGGTGTCAAATTAATAGAAAAAAAAGCATCAGGCAGTGCAGTAATTGAGGATCTGCAAAATGAAGTGCCTGGTGTTGCTGCTTTCAATCCTGATTCGCATGGGAACAAAACTCAACGAGCAGAGATTGTTGCTCCTATTCTAGAATCTGGGAACTTTTATATTCGCGAAGGCGTTGGTTGGGCAGAAGATTTTAAAGTTGAATTTATAAAGTTTGGAGTGTATAACACTGATGATTTTGTAGATTGCACCTCTCAAATTGTCATATATGCTCAACAAAGGTTTAGGCGAAATCGCCATGTTCCTATTGGTTCTTTTGTGCAAGGCATGTAATTATCAAAAGCAAATCTAAAGACGAAAAAATTTATACGCTGATTCACGCGGGAGCATGGAAGCTCCGAAGTGTGCCTGTCAAGAAATTACCCCTCTTCTGTCACTTTACGTCTGAATGAGAATGAGAATATAACAGAGGGCTAGTGAGAGAAACGATAAATGCTCGTTTCTCTCACCCTAATTCATGATTATCATTCTTGTAAATTGATTGATATATGTGTACTACACATTTTTGAAATCTTGTGTATGCTTTGAGACTGACTTGAAAGTACTTTTCATCCGTAATCTCATTTGGCTTGCGTTTGCCCTGTACACGAATGAATCAGTATTTCTACAAAAATGGGTGCTCCCCAATGAAATCTCAAAAAATCGAATATGACATCAAGGCACAACCTACTGATTCTTTAATAGATGAAAATTTTTCTTCCCCTCTAAAAATATAGGAATTATATAAGAATATAACTTCTTCTTTAAAGCCTAAGCTACGAAATATATTTTGAGATATGAGTCCAGTTGCTTCAGCAATTGCAACAGAAAAATTGTTAATTTTAGCTAATTTTAAATTTTCTTTAATTAGAGTCTTAGCAATTTTTTGATTTTTGTATTCTTCTTTAACTCCCACCATGAGAATATGCAATGTCTGAAATAACTTCAAATAATATTGTGATCTAGAATAACTATATTTTAAATCATATGATAAAGCTTGAATTGGTTCAAATTTATAGCTAATATCTTTCAAATAAGGAGGTTGGCTCATCAAATGTTCTGATATAGTAAAACCAACAATCTGTCCATTAGAGTCGGTAGCAACAATTGAAAGTCTATCTTCAATGGCTTTTATACAATAAGGTTCAGCTATTTGTCTAAATTCTTGATAATTTATATTCAAACTCTTAGTTATTGGTTCATATTTCGTAAAAATTTGAGAACAGAGATCAACAGTTTGTTGAAAGTCGCCTGCTTGAATAATTCGATATTTTATTGTGTGTTTTTCATTAACATTTTTCACAAAAATTATCTCCATCATTACAATACCTTCGCCAAAAAAAGAGGATAAATATCTCAATCCCAAAACCTCGACTACTCGTCCCAAGTGGCGAACCGGATGACGCTTCGCTCTAATGGGCGGTGTCAGGAACGGGCTAGAAAAATTT